TTATTTTGACTTATCATATGTTACTTCCACTAATATAATCTGCAACTTTAATTGTATTATATATCTCAAGATCAATACCATATTTCTTCTTTATTTCGTCTATCTCATCAATTGTAAATGAATTTTTATATTTTGAATTTTCTCCTACGTTCATATCATGAAATACTTCGCCATCTTGTTTAGACTGTGTTAAAAATGTTTCACCTACATCAAAGCCAAATAGTTTTCTATATCCGTCTTTTAATATTACATAATATAGATATGGGTCTAGATCATAATGCTCTTTTATTTGGTCCATTGTTGTACTTGACTTTACATATGCATTTATCTCTTCCAGTATTGCTAATTGATCCTTAACATTATATTTATCAGAATCCATTTCTATGGATGTGTATAAGTCCATTATTTTATTTGATATTTCATCTTTTCTCATTTTTCTCATTCTCTCTTTACATTATATTTCCATTTTACCTGTATCTAAGTCGTCTGGATTAAGTTTACCTGTATCTAGATCATTGTTATCCTCATTGTGCTCTTCTTTCTTATCTTCCTTTTCAGGTTCTGGCTTATTGTCTTCTTTATGTTTATCATTATTAGATGGTGCTGGTGGATCTATTTTTGATGTATCAAGATCACTGTCATCTTTCTTATCTTCTTTATGATCATAATCTTCTTCTTGTACCTCTACTACTATTTTAACGAAACTATCAAAATTGATATTGAATTTTGTAGATAGCTTCTTGATGTCTGTGTCTTTGAATACAATTTGATAACCATTGTCTGATAAATATTTCTTATAGTCATCAATATCACATATATCATTTTCTATATCATATATTAAATAATTTTCTCCCTGTTTTACGAATGGTAGATATAGTAGATGATATGGCTCATAGCGAGTAGCATATTGTAGTTTTTCCAATAATTCAAGTGTAAATGATTCTTTATTGATATCAATGAAGTCTCCGTCTTGATTTTCATATAGAATTCTTTTATCAATAACTTTATATCTCTTCTTGTCATTTGTTTTATATACTTGACCCTCTTCCCATCCTAGACAATCTGCTAGTGAGTAAACAGATAAAAGATATGACATTACATCCCTCATATTCTTTAAATGTTTTCCCTCTGTATCTGGATCATAGTCTGCGTTATCATCTGCATACCATTTGTAAAATTCATCAAGTGCTTTCCATGCTTGTTCTCTGTTCATTATTGTACCTCCAATTTCTTTATAATTCATTAAATAATAGGTTATTTTTCTTTTGTTTTACAAGATATAGCATAAGATCTTCTATTGTATTAAACACCTCATTATCATGAACATATATCTTTTTAATTGACTTTGCGTTTTTATCATTCCATAATCTATCTAAGAAATATGTTGATGCAGTTGCTGAATCTGTTATTAAACTGCGAACTTCAAGTATTTTTGCATCATGATCATAAACTGTGTAGTACTTATCCTCAATGACCATGCATTCTAAATGCACCATTAATATTTCAATATCATAAAGATTTGTGCTTTCTCTAATTTCTCTATATGTGTTAACAATGTGTTCTTGATCTTTGTCTATGAAGTAATAACAATGTGTGTTGTTATCATCTCCTCCAGACATTACATTAATTAATCTTTTTCCTTGATTTAATCTATTACTAACTAAACTTGTTACTGTGTCAGCTATAAGGTTTGCAGCTGTATCATTTTGTAAGTATTGCATAATTTTACCTCCACTTTTCATTGATATACTTTATATAACGAATTTTATAATTAGGCATATCTTATTATGTATATATTATAAGATATATTTTAGAAAAAGTCAATACCTTTTTATAAATTTTTATAATTTTTTTTTTAAATTTATTTTAAACATAAAGAAAGAGTGATAAATAGCTATCACTCTAAATCTCTAAAATATAAATTCATAGTCCTTGAAGTATTTTGTTAGACTATCTTTTATTAACTTGTCTACTATTCTCTTTGCATTGCTTAATGTTTCAAGGTCTTTTATTTTATATGTTTTATGTGCGATTGTTGGTTCATATTGACCAAGTTCAATAAGATTAACTCTTATCTTCTCGTCATAATATGTTATTGAGATAAGTAGTTTCATTGTTTTTATTTCATCATCATATTTTATCTTATCCTGTGGGTGATCTCCGTAGTGCGGTACCTGGTAATATGCTTCAAGGTAAACTTCATATAAGTTTGATGATTTATTGAATTTATATGCACTATCTAGTTCTTTGTATAAATATTCTCCAAGTTTATTTACAAGTGTACCTCTCGGGAATGTATCAAGTTTAACGTCTGTTTTTGCTGTAATATTCATTTAACTTTCTCCTATTTTGTAGGTGTCCATGTACCATCATCTTTCTTAACGTATAATGGTTCTTTTAGGTGCCATTTTTTATCAGGCATCCTTACCCAGATATATGGAGCTCGTGCTGGTTCTATATTTACTTCCATTTGGTCTGGATCAAGTAAGAATCTAACTGTTACATTGTCCTTTGGTCCTTTGAAGTCATGTACTTTTAAATGTAAATATAACTTTCCTCCAGGCATTACTATCGGGCAGTTATTTATTTGAAAATCTTTGTATGCTGTTCCTGTATATATTGAATTGTTTCCTTCTCCATATGGAGGGTAGCCGAATCTAGCTGTGTTTCTTGGACCTGTTCCAGGAGTATTCATATTAGATTTTACTGCAAGTAATTTACCATATTGGTCGTAACGCTGGTCGGCAGCTGATCCAATGGATGGTATATCTAACGAAGACTTACTTGATTCTTCAAAACTACTTCCTGGATTCTCAACTCTCGTGTACATTGTGTATGTTGCACCATATCCTTTAGCAGGGATACCTCTATAACTTCCCCATACCCAATATCCACGTCCACCACTGTCACATGCACATATACCGATCTTACAGTGATTAACTATAATTGGTCTACCCATATCGTTTTCAAAACATGCACATTCTTCATATTGTGCCCATAAGTTTCCTGTCATCCATGTAAACCATTGTGGATTAGGATTACTGTAGGATGTACCATTGTAGTGAAATATTCTTGGTTTTCCGTTTGCTTGTCTTAACCATCCCATAATTAGTCCTCCTGTGGGATATATGGAACCCATAAATGGTTTTTAGACATTATCCATATGTTCGCTGTGTCCCATATTCCATAAATGTTTTTATCTGCTTTTATTGATGTGTAACTTGCAGACCACCCTCTAAATACTTTACCCTCAATTGTTGGATTTGGTGGAGGCATTATGCCTGTACCGTAAGGAACTTTTAGCCATTCTTTTAATAACTTACCGCCTACCTCATCATAAAAACGTACTGTGTAGAATTTATGAACTATGTTTGCTGCGATTGTTAGTGGTATATTGTCTTTATATACTTTTGGTATTTCTTGCTCCCATCCTAAGAATTCAGCTGTTGATTCACCGTCCGCTGTATCGTCATTATCAATTCCTGGAGGTTCGTAGTATATAGTATAAGGTCTAAGATCTAAGTCCTCCCATGAGTTCTTACGTAGTGTGAATACTGTGTAAGCTGTTGACTGTCCATCTTTTTCTACAATAACTTTTCCATAATGCGTCATTATTGTAAAGTCGACTGTGTATTTGATATATATGATCATATTACTTTGTATGTTGTCGAGTCTATATCCCATTCCATATTCTACAGGGCTTTCTTTTGTTGATCCAAAACCTATTAAGTTCATTCCCTGTGCCTGATAGTTAACATCAAAAGTCTCAGGTAAAGTTACCTCCTCAGCTCTTGCCACAAATACAGGTTCAAGTGTTAAGATAGATGTTATAGTTACACTTTGTCCAAGTGAATATGTTGTACCACTTACAGGATCTCTCCAACCACTTATATATAATTTTGATTCAAATTCTGTTTGATCAAGTTCTATTCTGTTAGATGGAGGTGTATCATTTATTATTGTTACTTTATATGTTTTATATAATCTTTCATTAGGAATTGTAGCTGTCGGGCCTACGAGTTCAGGTAAGTTCTTATTTAAGTTATCTGTTATAAATCTAATGTAGTTACCATCTATTCTATTTAATTCAACAAGTCTTGTATCTTTTGTTATTTTGTCTTTTAACAGTACCATTATATCATAAGAATGATCGTGTGTAATTTGTGGTATTTCAATTTCTTCTATTCCACTGTAATTTGTAAGATCTTTAAGGAATGTTGTAAACTTCTGTGTACCTTTTACTCTGTAACCGATCATAGCTTGTTTTGCATTTTCTGAGTTTATCGGTGATATGTTATAATTTAATTTTATTACACCTTTCAGTGATGCGTTGAAACTTGCTGAGGCATTTATTATTTTTGGATTATGATAGATATATGCTTTTATTTTATCAGTTATTATTCTCTCATTGTCCCTACTATCTATTGCTTTAACTTTTATCGGTATTTCTATATACTGAGTAGTTGATGTTTCAGGGAATGATGGTACATTATAAATGATCTCTTCTCCCTCATGTAACTGTCCTTGTATAAGCATTTCAACTTTCTTAAGTGTTGATGATAAAGGTGTTTGGATTATTGGTGCAATTTTGATTTTAGACTGTCCACATACAAATACTGTAAAATTTTCTTTTATTTTAGTATCAGTTTCTGTCATATTTAATGATGTGATAGTTGGTGCAGAATCTACTGGAATAGTGAATTCAACGTTTTGATATGCATCTGCGATATGTGTACCATATTCTGAGTTTTCTGTTAGATATAATCCAACCCACATTTCCCCAGGACAACTATTTGCATTTGGAATAGATGCCCCAATTATCTCAGGTACTGTGAATGACGTACCATCTCTTTTTATTGTTGTAAGTCCATTAGGAGATTGCCATGTACTCCAGTTACCATTTGCAAGTTTATATCTATATTGTAATCTGAAATAGTATTTATTAGGAGTTGAGGGAGCATATTCAATGAATGCAGTCTCCCCTATTACAAGATTGTTAATTGCTTTAAATTTAACAGAAGCCTGTGGAATGTATGTTAGTGGGAACATGTATCCTGTTCTACCTGACTCTGCGATTACAGGGTCGCTTGGAAGATAATATTTTCCACCATTCTCAAATACAAGCTCTGCAAAGATCTCACACCTCTTATTACCATCACTGTCGTGAGGAACTGTAACTGTTCCAGTTGCAAGGTAGGTTGAGGAATAAGTTGGAACACTTAGTTTACGTGTATCATCATATACATATCTATCATTAATGTATACTCTTATTCTTGTCATATGATTAAAATCATATTTAGTTGAATCTATTTTGAAGTAATAGAATACCTCTGAGGTGTTGGCTTGAGTGTTTACTGATCTCTCCTGTATGTCTATTACAAGAGTATATGAGTTTGTTGACTTTTTATAAATTTGTTGGTTCATTAATTAATCCACCTCACTATTCTTTAAAGCCCCATCCAATTCCGATAGATCCTACAGGAATATCTGCAGGGTCAGGTTGTACGTCTGAGATGTATAATCTAAGTTCTTGTCCCTCTGGTCCAAAGGATAAATATGGTCCATAGTTAACTGATCTATCTCTTGTTAATGTATATTTTGCACTTTTTAATCTATTACCAAGTAAGTCGATTGCTAAGTTATCATTAAGAGCAGCTATCAATGATGCCCATGATATATTATCCTCACTATTTGTTTTATCTAAGTGTAGGACGTTATTTGGGATATTTGAGATTGATTTGATTTCAGGGTTAGTTTTAATATCTTTATTTGTTGCAAGTGATAGTGCGTATGTTGATTTGACACCTGAGGTGATTTTTATAACCTTTGGAATATCATTTCCTGAATATGTTTTATGTGGGGTTTGAAATTCATTCGGGTTATTTGTTATGTTCTCATACTTAATATCTGCTATACTTACAATCTTATTATTTTCATTTAGTACCTGTAATGTACCGTCCCCTGTTCTATTAATTGATGTTGTTCCAGGGAACTCTGTTTCATATTCAATAAGATCTTGTTGTCTCGCATTGTGTAATACTTTAACTGTACCTGGAGCTACTATGTCTACAGGGTGTAAATAGTTTTCTCCTTTTGTTGATACAAATGTTGAGTAAAGGGCTGGTGGGTAGATTGCTTTCTTTTGATATACGGTTAATACAGCTGTACCATCTCCAAGTGAGTTAGCTGTGTGTACTGTATCAAGTATTCTTGTATTTTTCTTACCCTCTAATCCTGTTCCTTTGAATAATAAGTTATCTGTTTCTGTGATCGCTGTTTTATAATAGTTTTCAGCTACTGGGGCATTTAGTTTAGGTGTAGTATTTCCAGCACTTCCTGACTTTGATTTCATATCAATTATAGGTGTATGACTAACTACCTCAGGCTGTTCATCTGTTTGTAACTGACGTTCATATAGACCTACCTGGAAGTATGAGATGAATGATGATGGTACTGAGAAAACTAGTTTGGATGCCCAAGGGAATACGGCAGGTCCTAAGAAGTCTCCGTCCTGTGGACTTTCTGTATCAATTGATGTATCAGTTCCAGATACTCCATTAAGAACTGCTCTTATTGTAAAGCCTGTGATTAATAAATGTACGTCTGTTTTTAACATACCTTTAACTGTGAACCTAAGTCTTCCTGTGTCTCTAAGATTAACTGCGAAATCTTTTTCTGGCGGTTTATTCGTATTATTCTTAAATGTTCCAGAATGTATATACACACCATCAACTATTTGCATATATCCCTTTAACATAGTTAACTGTTCGTCTGTGTAGTTAAGGTGTTCTTTGTGTGGGAATAATGATGAGGATGATGTTGAATCAAAGTGTTCTGTCGGTGATGCATTTTCATCATTTTGTGCAAGTGGTGAGAATTCTGTTACTTTAGTTGCAAATTGTCCATTGAATTCACACTTACCATCAAAGAATGATGCAAACAAAGTATTAGCCCCTGCCAGTCTTGTATTGTTTGGCATAGGAATTTCAATAAATGTATACTTATTATCTCTGACAGTATCTGTAAATTTATTAATTTTTACAATCATTGATGAGCCCATAGCAAGAGATGATGCAAGCCATTCTCTTTCAGATGCTGGTACATTTTGTAGATCATTTGCCATAGCTTGTTTCACATATACCTCATACGCACTGTATCCTACAACCCTTCCTTCGTTCCATATTTTCTTCATATATGATCTCCTTTATCTTGTTATGTTGTTATTATGTTTATATCGTCAAGGTCTGTTAAATGGAGTGGTTTTATGTTTCCAGCTGTAAGTGCATCTGTTAGATACCATCCACACACTGGTCTATCTCCTCCGATACTATACCATCCATATTGTACAATCCATTGTGCTGTACAGAATCTACCAAGTTTTATTCTATTTCCTACTTCAAGTTCTATTCCAAGAGCTGGTATAGGTAATTTTATATTATCCATATTGTTATCACGCCTTTCTTCTTACATTGATTACTCCTATATAAGGTGGTTGAGATGTATAGTAAAATAGCTGACAAACTGCCAGCTACTGTATATTATATGTTAAATTCTTGTCTGAATGCTTTCTCTGATATCTTCATTACTCCATACTTTTCTGCATTTTTAGACTTTGATGATGTTGATAAAGGGTCATCTGTTATTAAGTAATCTGTGCTCTTTGTTACACTATTTGATATTGTGAATCCATTTTCTTTTAATTCTCTTTCAAATACCTCTCTCTTTACAGATAACTTACCTGTGATACATACTGTACCTTTGTTTGATAAAAGTTCTGGAACCTCAATTCTATCAAGTATTAATGCGAGTCTTTTTATTTTATCTTTGTTTTCTATTAATGAATTAAGTGTAGCCTGTCCTACAGCTTTTTCTATTTTCTTAAATGTTTCAGCTTGATTAATATTATTTATAATACTTTCATATATGTCTTTTACAAGTGAACTGAGTTTATCTGAGGTTATATCACCAAGCCTTGGAATGTTTAATGCAGTAAGTGCTTGTTGCCCGTTAATCTTTGAGTCAGAATGTAATAGATTCCATTGATTTCTTAACATATTTATTGTTACTTCTCCACCATTTAACATATTCCATTCTATCTTAGATATCGGATCCATAATGTCCTCAATCCTTAACGATCTAATATAGTTATGTGATAGAAGCTGTTTATACATTTGTAACATTAAATTTTCTTTAAAATTCTCAATCGGTGCAAGTGATTCAATCCATATCATTGTATCCTGTATGATTTGATTATCACATTCTTTGTTGTCACATATTAAATGTACGCCATCCCATTTTAATTCATTTTCACAGCATGGGCACCTATCAGGTAACTCAGCTTTCGTTGACTCAATTACTTCCTGAATGTTCGGAATAATCTCGCCTCTCTTCTCAACACTAACAATACTATCTAATCCTATATTACTATCTTTAATATATTTTGCATTATATCCTGTACAGTATTGTATTGTGCTACCATCAAGGTCAATCGGTTCAATCTGTACCTTTGGAACTAATCTATTATGTTTTGATAACTCCCAGTGTACTTTAATGACGCTTGAATATTTTAATTGTGATTTGAATTTGTAGGCACAGGCATCATATTCTATAGAATTGTTTGAGGTAATAGTTTTAGGGTTAGTTAATACTATACCATCACTCGGAATATCTGAGAATTCGCTATCCCATTTATCTCTTAACTCATTCATTACATCACATAGATCCTCATTAATTGTAATAGTAGTATATGGTACTACATTATTGAATGTATCTTTTAGTGTTGATCTTATACTTTCTATATTATTGAATTTTTCATTTTCAGATCCAATTATTGTATACACATATAGTGATAGATATTTCATCTCGTCAATGCTATCTTTTGCATTTATTATTCCGGCTGATGAATTTCTAGGATTTCTGGCTTCAGGTTTTATCTTTTTATATTCAATGAAGGATGAGTGTGTCATTAAGATTTCACCTCTTATTGCTCCTGTAAAATCTTTTAATGAAATTTTATCATCGATTAATTTTAAAATTTTATCTGTAACGTCAATCCCTACCTCACCATCACCTCTCGTCACAGCTTGAATAAGTGATGAATTTTCATAATATAGTACGATACTTAGTCCGTCAAGCTTCAATGAGGCGTCAACTACCCGATTTTGTCTAATTTTGAATGATTTTGGCAGTTCTTTATATGATCTTACCTTGTCAAGTGACCCGACCTTCGCATACCTATGAGACACCTTCAAATTTTTATTTGAATCTTTAGCAATACAATATCCCCAACCGACTCTTAAAACTTTAGAATTGGGGCGTTCTCGCCTTAAGGTTTCAACCAGTTCATCAAATTCATCATCTGAAATCGGAGATGACCCGTCTGTATAGTATTTTTGACTAAAATTTTCAATTTTTCTCTCTAATTCATCGAGTTTCTTATCATTTATCTCGTCAATATTAAATAATTTCATATTTCACTTTATCTCCTTTGAGTGTAAAAGAGAAAGGTATGAATAATTTCATACCTCTACTCCTCGTTATTTTGATCTTTAATTAATTCATGTAGGTCATTTATGTTAACTAATAATTTATTGTAGTATTGTTTTCTTAAATTATCTCTTTCTTCTAAATATTCTTGTCTTATTTCATTGAAGTTCTCAATCTTCTCTCTGATTGACTGATCTTCATTTTTCTTTTCATTTCTTTTCTTAATTGTTATTACCATCATATTATTCTTATAACTCCTCTATTATTTCTAATTTATTTTCTTTGATGTATTGTGAGATTGCGAATTTTAGAGTTTCTTGTAGGGTGTAAAGTTTTTCTTTGTTTAATACCTCTCCATTCTTATCTAAAACATCATACATTCTATTATTTCTTGCTACACCATAGCTTGCTTTTATTCGACTTGTATCTCTACTTATATATCTGTGTGCGAGTTGTCTTGGTGTTGTTTCATTTTGGAATAAGGATTGCTGTCCTATTACTACATCCTTAACTGGTCTTTCATTTATTAAAATAGTGTAACCTGGTACATTTTTCTTTCTATGTAATCCAGAATTTAATATTACCTCTCTCCCATCTTTAACTACAAGTAATCTATAAGGTGACATATATTTTTTCCTCCCTTTATTTGATTTCTATCGCCTCTATGTTGTCTGGTTTATTTACTCCAGCGAACACTGTTTGTATATTATCTTTCATATTATATAACGATGTGAATAATTTGTTTGCATTGTCCTTATCTAAGTGATCAAATAAGTCGTCAACTAATAACATCTTTATCCTTGAGTTGCTTAATGATAATAATGATAGTGTTAGTGCTAGTGTGAATAGACATTTTTCTCCAGAGGATAATGTTGTATATGATACATATTTTTCATCTATCAATACCCCGAAGTCAAATGAATTTGATTTTCCATCCTCAATAAAGTGTGCTTTATATGATTGACCAAATACTGTTACAAGCATTTCATCCATCTTTTCTTTTAAGTTTTTAAAAGGTGATTGTGCGATAGCTGTTGTTTGTAGTCCGTTGACATCTGTTAACTTCTTTAATTCTTTTAATAATTCTAAGTTATTTTCAGATACTATCTTTTTAGATGTTAGTTCTGTTATTAGTGAATCATATCTTTTATTTGCTTCAACTTTTATAAGGTCGTCTGTTAATTCTTTTATTAAGTCATCATAATTTGTTTCAAGGTCATCTCTTTCTGGGAGTGCACTTAACTGAGCTTTTAGATTTTGTATATGAGTATAAGCATTCATAATTTCAGTTGAACTATTAACTGCTTCATTGAACTCTGTATCTAATTCTTTTAATTTTTCATCATTCTTCTCATATTGTTCTTTTAATGACTGTAGCTCTTTGTACTTTGTATCAAATTCATTTTCTAATTGTGCTACCTCAGTTTTTGCACCATCTACTAAATGTGCAATATGTGATTTACATAATGGGCATATACCTTCTGTATCTATTATTTCATGTTTATGTTTAATTTCATTTTGTAATTGTACTAGATTTTGGTTTAATTCATTAATTCTATTTTTAAGTTCAGGCTGTTCTGCCTTCAGTTCATGGATTTTAATTCTTAACTGAGCTATAGCATTTTGATATCTTAAATAATTTGGATCCTCAATTCTTGAAGGTGCGAAGTATTTTGATAAATATAATTTTAACTCAGCTTCAGCTTCCTTATTTCTCTCTTTATTAACAAGCCATCTTTCTCTATCAATTTTTAATTCATTTAATCTATTAAGATCATCTCTCAACTGTTCGGCTGACTTAATAGGTGCATCATCATATCTAACAAGTTCTTTAATTGTATTTTGTATACTATCAACCTGTGCTTTTGTGTAAGAGATTAATTCTTTGATATATGAATGTACCTCAACTATTAATTCTTTTCCATCTTTGTTTAACTGCATTATACGTTTTAATATATTATCTTTTATTTCCTGTGAATGTGGGTAGTTCATTGTAACATTTGTTAATTCACTGTCCCAATCAATTTTAACAGATTGTGATGGTAGGAATTCTAAGAACCATTCTTTCATTTTATTCGAGGATAGTTTCATAAAGTCATTAAAATCATATACTGGAAGTATTAGTTCATTTACAATATCATCAATCTTCATTGTTGTTCCAGATATTGTGTTGTCTGATTTAATTGACTCTCCTACCTTTGTCCATGACCTTTCAATTCTTATTATGTTATCTCTATCTAATAATTCAAGTGTCACTATCATTGATTTTGAGTTAGAGTGTTGATATATTGACTTTGATGTTTTGTCATATCCTGGAATGTATCCGAGTAATGCAAGCTGGATTGCTTGTAGTATTGTTGATTTACCTGCACCATTCTTTCCATAGAAGTAATTATGATCATTTAGATTATATGTTTTTGGTGCTACAATGCCATGCATTCCTTGTATTGTTATTTTATTTATTTTCATCTTTCTCTCCATCTCCTACTATCTCAGCATCATCAAGGAACAATGCGATATACTGTTCTTTTGTCATTGTTAATAAGTATTTGTTAGGTGCATCATTTTCTATACATTTAACTGCTACTCCGAGTGGGAGTTTATTGCAGTTAAAAATTGCAATTTTATTTGTTACATGGTCACCGATCATAACATCATACGTTATAGTTTGTATATGTGTGAAATCATTCATTTAATTATTCCTCCATTCTTCTCCATCTTCTAATCAATCGTTTATTTGATTGTTGATATATATAACGACCTGGGACTAAATTTTTGTCATGGGTCGCAATTGTTCTATCATCTATAAATGAGATATCATTGAAATAAGCTGTTGCTACTACATCTAATACACTGTATTTTAAGTTTGAGCTTTTAGTTAATGATAGTATTTTATCTACATGGCTAAAATGTATTATAACTTTATCTCTATCTTTTATTATTTCACATTTGTATTCATCATTCTTATATTCTCGTCTATTTGATAGTTTAGCAGATAGTAGCTGTAGAAATGTTTTTGTGTATTTACTTTTATTCATATCTTACATCTCCTTAAATACTGTTAATTCTCTCTTTGCACGGGTTATTCCTACATAGTATAGATTATTATTGTCCTCATTTGTCAGTCTAAATGATCTACCATCAACATTAACTAAGAATACATTGTCATATTCAAGTCCTTTTACAGAATGTATTGTTCCACAATAAATGAAATCATCATCTATTGATTGAGGTGAGTCGTTCTGTTTATCATTTTCTTTGAAGTAATCTATATACTGAGATAATGAGTCAAAATGTTTATCTACTTTCGGAATAAGTGGGCTGTTTGATTCTAGTATTTCATTTAAGTTATGTGAGAATCTATAAATTTCTTTTAGTTCTATTATATCATCTTTCAATGACCTTACCTCACTCCATTCGTCTATTAGTAATAAGAAACTGCTCCAGGACATTTTATTCTCACCATCACCTAATAGATAATTTTCTTTTCTATATTTTGTATAGTGGTCATTGTTTAAGTATGAGGCAATTAACTCTATCGCATAGTCATCATTTATCATTGCATTAAGTCTTTGGTAATGTGTTACACCTATTATATCACCCTTTGTTATTACGTTTAACTGATTTAATTCTAATTTATCTACTATTTCAGTTACTTCTTTATTTGTTCTTACAAGTATTGCAGTTGTACCAGTTAACCTTTCAAGTCTTTGTATAATATACTGTATTACATTCTCGTCTAGTATATCATAGTAAGACGTATCTGTATTAATGACTTCAACATTCATTCCGTCTTTATCTGAATTTATTTCAATTCTATAATCGTCACTCGCATACTTACTATTTTCATTTGCAAAGTTACATATTTGTTTTGTTGACCTGTAATTCTTAGACATCTTTATTGTTTCAACATTGTCTGCTACTGCAAGTTCTTTTATTATAGATGAATCTGTACCACGGAATCTATATAAGTTCTGTAATGCATCACCTACATAGAACTTATCTGCATTTTCAAATGAACATACAAAATCATATTGTAGTTTATCTGTATCCTGAAATTCATCTACATAAATGTATTTATATTGATCTAAATACTTTTGTATCGCACTATGTTTATCTATAAATAACTTACATACATCATTACATAATATTGAGAATGTTATGTAGTTGTTTTTTCTTAGTTCTTTATTGATGTATTTTAGTACGAGTTCATAGTCTGCCTGTTCTTTAAGGGTTAGAGTCTTATTTGGATTAGGCTGTTTTATTCCAAGTGTAATATATGCATTTGTCTCAATATTTCTATACTTCTCATCACTTATTATATCAGGGCAATATGTGTATCCCAGTAGATTACGTACCTGTATATCATTTTGTAGTAGACTGTAACATAGTGCATGAAATGTACGAAAGTTCGGTGTGTATCTGTTATCTATTTTATATGATAAATACCTTTCTTTCATCTCACGAGCCGCAGCATTTGTGAATGTTAATACAAGTATTGACTGTGGGTCAATATTATCATCCCTTACCTGTTTAACTATCCTTTCTATCATTGTATGTGTTTTACCTGTACCAGCTCCTGCCAGGCATAATATATTCTTTGAAACTGAGTTAACAGCTTTCAATTGCATTTCATTTAACATATTAATCACCTATCTTGATTGTCCATTGCATTCTTTTTCGTACGCTCTATTTATTCTCTTTTCTAAGTTTCTCTTTTCTTTATACCAGAATGATTTCCATGATAATGAATTCTTATATGATTTTCTTAATCTTTCATCAAGCTCTCCGCTACCAAATCCTAAAAACACATATACACATATTACATATAACAGTATATGTGATAATATAGATATAACTGTGTATTTAACTGCTATAGGATATGTTATAATAAAATATACTAGTAAGCAGATAGCTGACATTAGTATTAATCTTGTTACATTTGTTCTAATTGTCAGATCACTTTCAAGTTCAACTGCCCCTACAATTGATATTAAACTTAAAAATCCTATTATTACTGATAATGTTTTAATTGTTTCTCTTTTCATTTCCTTCATTCTCCTTTAAATTAAAAAAAATATAGTGTAGACACTTTATCTTATCTACACTATATATAACGATTTTAGTTTATTTAATTTTTGATTATATTACTTTCAAACACGATTTTAGTATTTAATTGGTTTGAAGTATGATCTTAATCTTCATCAATGTCGCCATATAACTCATAAGCTATATCTGGATAATCTCCACCTGGGAAGTCTTCTTTAGGATAATTTAAAAATTCTCCACTTTCATAATAATCTTCCCAATCATCTTCATCATAATCTAAGTAATCAGAATCTGCTACTCTTTTATATTTTACATTTTTAATTTGAAGATTACCTTCATCCACCAACACATCTAATGAGCAATTGTATTCTCCAGGTGAGATGTCTACGAAGTATTCATTCATAAATGTTTTTACCTTCCTATAAACGGCTGATTCCCTTGCACCTACTTCTTCATTCTCGTCTAAGAAATCACCGTCTATTGGTTCAGGAGTTGTTATATAATGACCTTTTAGATCATCATCCATAAATACTTCATACTCAGGTGCTGGTGTTACTACCATCCATATATCATCTAGATGTATTTTGAATTTGTTTTGTTGACTTGCTATAATTTTCATTTTTCCTTTCTGTCTATTAGTTAATTTCTATATTATATATTTTAAGAAATTGATCTAACGGCTTATTTACAGCTTCTGCTAATTCATACTTTTCATATTCCTGGTATGGAATATCATATTGTGCGTCAAATGTAATAGTGTGACCTACTAAGTCATCTATATTATATTTCTCACTTAACTCTTTCATAAATCTTTTGGACGTTATCTCATATTGTAGATTCATTCCTAAGATATATGGACTTAATAGTGAGTATCCATTAGGTGTGCGATAGTTACCGTCATCTGAATCTTTATTTTGACATTGTTCTTCTAACTCTTTAAATTCATAATCGAATTCCTTTGTGTATGTGTAACTTATATCATTTAAGTCTATGTGATAGATAGAGTATTTTTTCTTCTTTTCTTTTATTTTAAATAGTCTTGCACTATCTACTACACATTTGTCTCTTATAATATGAGCTATTTCATCATCTACCTGATATCCTATTTTAATGTTCGCAGATAAGTTATACCTTCCTGGAACTGTGTTATCACTTGATATAAAATCTGATATTAAATCTGTACATATTTCATATATTTGTTCAGGATCTGCTACTTCTATATCTGTATTCATATGATACCATGAGCCATCATCACTATTAGGTGATTCTATGAAGTCTAAATCAAATTCATCTATATATTCAAATGAATTGTCCTCAAATACCTCAATCGGTACTTTAGTTAGTTTAATAATTAATGCGAAGTTAGTTGGTGATTTTGCACCAAGTATTTTAATTTTCATATTTTATCTCCATATATTTTTAAAATCTTTCTCATACATATCTATATACTTTGTAATCTCACCATTGTTGTCTTTATATTCTACTAAAGATAATGATAATTCTGGTTTATCTTGTCTAGTTACAATATCGTTTACCTCATCATACATACAATGTACTTCATATGTTCCGGCTATAATATATTTTCCTATTTCGCCATTATGATCATATATAAATTGCCCGATTGCATTAAATAAATCATCTATTAATTCATTACGCAAATTGTCTAATGCATCCTCAGGATTGCTAATCTTTCCGATCATTCCGTCGCCTAGACCAGATAGATGTGTAACTTTTCCATTACCTTTGTATTTGAATATATGTCTATCCCATGGATACATTGTTATTCTTATTTCTTTATCTATCAAGTTAGTAGATTTATTTGAATTTATTTTTAATTTCATATTATCCTCCCTGATCTGCTACATCATAATAATCAACTAGTTTTATATTTTTTACCTTTACCCAACCTATATTACGATGGTTTATCATATATTCTTCTCCGCTATTAGTTTTACGTAACTCATAAGTGAATTTTAATACTATGTCACATGTAAAGATTGGACTATCATTAAGGCCAATTCCTAATTTTTCATAGTAATCTGTATCAAATTGTAAATAGCTAAAATGCTTATTTACCTCTTCCATGACATCTTCACCAATCTTTGTACGATAACCATCTTTTGTATATTGTACACCTGGAAGTTGAGCTTTATAATATTCATTTATTGTCTTTTCCATCTTATCCCTGATAGGTCTTTGTTGATCATATGGAACACGATAGTCAAAATCAGTATATTCAAAATTATTAATTGTAAGATTAAATCGTCTAATAACTTTTGGCTCTGGTTCTTTCTTCTTACCATTAACTGATCTACAATTCATACTTTTTATCTTAAAGTCGTCTGGTTCAATGACTGCTTGTCCGTCAGGATGAATTGAATATGTGTATTTGATCTTTGCTGTTATTATATATTCGCCTGGTTCGTAACCTTCATCATATAATGCATGTTTAAGTAAGGATTCTGTGCTGTCATATATGTCTTGTGAATCTGTTACAATAATTCCTGTCTTTGGGTCAATCCAATCAATATCTCCATTTTGTTCTGTCCATGAATGATCTTCAAACTCCATGTCATAGTCATCTGTTAATTCAAATTTCACTTTAGTTAACTTAACTTCAAATGATCTATATTGTACTTTGTCTTCTCTGCTTGCTAATATTTTCATATCTCTCTCTTATTAATAATAAAATCTTTGTATGCTTATATCGCCTACTTGACACTTATTTTCATCTATATAGCCCTCGCCATTTTCTACAAAATAAGCGAGCCTAAGTGTTGCTGATACTATATAGTCGACTGGGTCATAGTGAGTGAAATGTGGCTGTAATAGATCTAAGAATATCTCTTTTACTTCATCTTCATCTGCTATATGAACTCCATCATAAGTAAGATATTGATTCAGGTCTTTATTATTAACTATTAAATCTAATGCCTCATCAAATTGTTCAAGCATGTTATCATCTGTAAGTGTTAATAATTGTCTATTCATTCTTACATCTATTGTTTTATTTGATAGGTTAGCTTTTACATTTGCCAATATTTTCATTTAGTACACTTCCTCAACGCTTAAATCATAGAATTCACATTCTGAAGGAACAATTTCTACAAGTCCATTGTCTTTCATTGTGTATGGAATTGTGAATTCACCATTGATGTTATATATTCCTGGTTCTTCTGATATTTCTTCTTGTAGTGCATAAAGTACTCTGTTAAGTACTTTTGCTTGTGTTAATACAACGTTACCTGTGTTACCATCATACCAGCTACCATCGTCTGACCCACTTGCCCAGCTATCATCATCTTCATAATAATTTAATTCATAATCCTCGTCTAGTTCTACTAATACATCTTCAAGATAAATGTGTAATACTCCGTGGTATACTGCTAGGTCACTAGAATATGCATCTTTGTCTGGTCTACTTGCTTTAATTATTTTCATTTGTGTTATGCCTCCTAGTAAGCTTCTTTTGCGTTTAATTTAAGTATAGTTGCATCGTCATCATGTATTGTAACAGTTGCATTTTCTATGTCATACACTACATCATCGTCGTCCATCATATCATCTTCTACTATTGTAATTCCTTCAATTGTGTATGGGATTTCAATTATTGCATTTACTAAAAATTCTCCATCCCATTCTGTTAAGTATGGTGCAATTGTATTAAGGCAAATTTCAAGTACCTCATCTTGTTCTGCAATCAATATATCAAATTCATCATTGTAAAAATGAGTTTCGTTTCGAGCATTTAAGTTCTCTACATATCCTACATTGTCATCAGATAATGTGTACTCCTCGTAGCTAGTTTCACCTATTAATAATAGATTTTTAAGTCCCGCTTTAATTACACCATTCCGCTTAATTTCATTATGTTGTTTTACATAATCACCATCACGATGAGTTACTTTCATATTTCTATCTCCTTCTACTTTAATAATCTTCTTCCCATCCTATAAAGTCAACCTCTATATTATAGGCTTCACTCTTTTCTAAATCTATTTCTACTACAACGTCATCTGTAATGTATCTTGTATTGAAGTCCCTATCTACCTCATCCCATTCTTGGTCTGACTGTAGATTGATTAAATCACATACAAGTGTAACTGATCCATTTACTGACCATATACCAGGTCTATTTGGGATTTCTTTTTCTATTAGGTCAAGTACGTAGTTACCAACATCTTCATATGATAACAATGTTATTTCAAAATCATCATCATACCAATCACCATCTTTGCTTGATGGATCTTTTGCCCATGAGTAATCGTCATTTTTAGCATATATTGATCCGTCAGGTTCCACTAGAACCTCTACATCATTAAGATCTACCTCAATTACTCTTTCAATTACAGGCTCATCATAATATTCAATTTCTTCGCTATCATCTTCAAGCAACTCGTCTCTCATTGCATGAATTGATTTACTCTTTGATATTTTCATTATTTTATCTTACTCCTCTATTAAGTCTACTCCAACGTCATGTACGCTTGAATCATCTATACTTAATTCTATTTTAGCTTTACTGTAGTTATCTGTGTATTCATTTCTGTTTACTTGAACATCTTTTATTTTGAGTCCTATTACAAATGTTGCACCTACGTTATATACTCCCTTTGCTGCTGGAATGTGTGGTTCTAGTAGGTCAAGACAGAAATCAAACATTTCATCGTCACTGCAAATTACAAGTCCACTTTCTGGATCAATCCATTTATCTCCTCTATTATGTGAGGCATTTAATCCCCATTCATAATCATCATTTACAATTGTATATGATCCGTCTTGCTTAATATCAAATATTGCATCATCAAGGTCTATCTCTATTTCACTATAATATGTTTCAAGGCTATCTGCTCTCTTTGATATAATCATTTCTTTTGTTCCCCTCCAACAAGTTCTAAGAACTCGTCAATTTGTTTATTTTCTTTTAATGTTAATGCTTTGTTGTAACATGTGTAACAGCACATATGATATTTCTTTCCTCTAAACTGTATGTTGTACATTGAGTTATATATTGTTCTTATTTTCTCACCACACACATCGCACTTTGCATCTTTCTTATAGAAACACTGTACTGACATTTTGTATCACCTATACATCATATTCAACGTCTTCTATGATCCACTTTAAATATTGATCCCCCTCTTTATCACATATTGGACATACACCGTGTATGCATTCAACTTGTTGTTCTGTTTGTGTTAGGGCTGAGATAAATATTCCTGTGCAGTTTTCGCATTCTGCTATATAGTGTCCTGAGATATTGTTTTCTTGTCCAATGTTCGGATCTTCTTCTTTTATATCATCAAGTGTATCTGACATATCGTCGAGTGTATCTGACATATCATCAATTGCATCATCTATATTGTTATCATTGTCTAAGAATTCTGGATCTTGGAACTCTGATGCATAAATGCGTTTTGATTTAATTCTCATTCTTTGTACCTCCTATCATATGTTACAATATAAGGTGAAGGTTATTTCCTATATTCTATTGAAATTGTATTGTTTTCATAGTATTTTTCAATCTTATTTTCACCTTGATATGTTATTTGATAGTAGTGTAGTGTTGCTGTTTCATATAAGTATACTGTGTCCTCATATCCCTCGCTTACTACTATGTTGTCTTTTGTTTCATCATCCACCCCTACGAATGGAAGTGTGTAGTTAAATTTTTCAATTACATCCTTTATTTCTTCATAACTTTTCATTATATATTAGTCCTCCTTAGCTATCCCATAAGGTGTTATTGATAGTCTATCTGCAAATTGTAATAATTGTACGAGTGGGAATTGTTCATTGCATTGATGTAATTCATTCATTTCATTTTGTGCTACATTATATTCTCCCATATGCCATCTTATTGCTGAAAGACATTCAAGATTTAAGTTAAAACATTTACTTGCAAGATACATTGATGATACTCCGTGTCCAAGTGAAATAAATCTTTGTTCTTTTGTTTTAAATGATTCAACCTGTTTCCATTGTCCTGTCTTTTCATCTTTAACATTTCTCATATATGATTCATACATTCCGATTTTGCACCAATCATGACAGCAAGCAGAAACAAGTGCATCCCCTATATCAACACTATTAAAAGGTTCACTATCTATTAATTTAGATAAGCAATCAACTACATTAAGTGTATGGTGTAATAGTCCACCTTTAAATGAATCATGGTACATTGTTGAAGCTGGGGCTTGATAGAAGTCTGTTGTGTTTAACCATTGTATAGCTTTAACTGCACTTTCAAATGCCCTATCAGGGTCAGTTGCCTGTTTTGTTAACATATATCCACCAACTAAAATATGTGCAAACTTATTGATAGGTTCTTCATTATTTAATCTAATAACGTCAAGTGCAATATACTCAGGGCGAGTCTTATATCTGTTAATATCATTCATTAATTCAACTACAAATGATGGTGTGTTAACTGCTTCATCTATTAACTCAAGACTTGAGATATCATCTATATCATATATCTTTCCTACTTTGCCACCCCTTGTAACTTTTCCATCTATTAACTTATAGATCACATATTCACGTCTTTTAATTGATGTTGGTATGAACCAGTATGTGAATTCTTGTCTTTTGATTAATTCCTTCATTCTTTTTATCCTCCATTTATTGTGTTATATGTTATATAACGAATTCTATGATTTGGTATATGTTTTATTTACAATTATATTATAAGATATATTTTAGAAAAAAGTCAATACCTTTTATAAATTTTTATAAATTTTTTAAACATAGAAATAGTAGCTACTCGAGCTATAGCTACTATTTGTGTTTTGTGTAAGATGTAATTTTATTTGTTTAATTTGTTTTAACTGATCTCTTATTTATCGCTATTTAATTGTTTTGCAAGTTCATTTAATCCAGTTGCTGCAAGACCAGATACAGTTCCAACAGCTGCTGCTGTGATCATATCTTTTGCAGGGAACTCTGGCATTCCTGTAATAAAAGCTACAATGCCTAAGATTAATCCTGTGAACCCACAAATAATAGGAATGAATTTGTTATCAATACTATCAATTGATTTAACACACATACCTATTAGTAAAGCAATAATTGTGATTGCTCCTACACTTGCTATTCCTAATTCCATAATACGTTTACCTCCTTATTATATTTATGTGATTGTAGTCAAGGTTTTACGCATATATTCTACTACTTAATATCTGTGTTATTAGTTTACCTACCTCATGCCATTGTGCAAGTATCTTTTCAATTGATTCATCCGCTGGAAAATCGTGTGAATTTAAATCACTCATTTCAACAATGCAGGATGGAACATATACATCATCATTCTTTGATATAAATACCATTACAGTTAGTTCCTCAGTTGAGATAGAGCTCTTAGGTGATAGGTAATATCTGTATTTTGTATCTTTTTCTATATCATAATTTAATCTCTTACATTCATCTTTGATAACAGTTAACCATTCGTCAATGCTGTTATAATTTCGGGAAGCTGTTCTGTTTGCGACGATCTTCATTTTCATAAAATTCCTTTCTTTTATCTTTTAGTATTTCATAATATGGTGCTATTGTTCCTGTGTAGTCTAATAACTGTTTACGGCTCGGAATAGTTTTTATTTCAGCGTATGGTATAACACTATCATCAAGCTTTGTTATGTTAATTGACTTTTTACCATTTTCTATTAAATACATTATATCTCGTATATCTAGTATGAATGCTCTCTGGTATGAGGCGAATAGTATTATTATCCAACCGTTACATCCATATATGTTAGACTTTTTAAGTAATCCATTTCTTTGATGGTCTGCTATCATTGTGAAGTCGAATCTATCATGACTTGTTGCCTTTGATTCTATATAATATATGTTAGGGTATTTGTAACATACAAAGTCACATATGTTTCTTGATGTAAGAATGTAGCCTGTCATTTGGTCATATATTCTGTCAAGTGATATTCCGTCCTCTGGTTTATCTAACCATTCTTTAATTTTAGCTTCTGCTTTCTTTCCTATATTCTCACTCATTGCTATTCACCTTGAGCTTGTAGATCTGCTATATCACTTTGAGCTTTTTCAATTTCAATTAATAATGATGATGCAACGTCAACTGCTTCATTATCTTTACCATCTATTTCAAGTATCTCAAGCCCTGATATAATATAATCAAATTTATCTTTTAATTCATCAATTAATGGGCTTACTATTGATTCATCATTAGCTGATGCTGTTACTGATTTTAATCTTTTCATAATGTATCTCCTTTCTCATACTATAATTCATACAACATAGAAGGTTCTATCCGAGTATCCAATCTAGTAAATCAGGTCTCTTATATAGATCTAACTTGTTATCAACTAATAAGTCTGACATTGTGCTTTTCCTGTATAATATATCATGTACTCTCTCATCCACTGTGTTACGAGATATTAATGTGTATATGTTAACAGATTTTGTTGTACCTATTCTGTATATTCTGTCCTCAGCTTGTTGTTTGTCTGAAGGTGTCCATGGTTCATCATAGAATATTATGTTATTTGATGCAGTGAATGTATGAGTTGTTCCAGCTGCACCGATTGTACCAAGTAGAATTTTGTATTCCGGGTTATTCATAAAAACTTCTTTATGTTTTTGTCTATCCTGTGATGTCATTGTACCTGTGAAGGAACATATTTTATATTTTTCAGATAGTATTCTATATATTGTTCTTAATGGTTCAACCCAGTTACTGAAAATGATTAATTTTTCACCTCTATCAACTATTTCATCAACTAATTCAATTAATCTTTGCATTTTAGCATTGTGTTGAATATATGTTGTATCCACTTTGAGTTCTGGGTCAAGTATCTCAGGACTTCCATTAACTTGTCTTAATCGCATTAATTGTGCAAGTGGATTAGGGGATAGTGCGATACTTGATAACATTCCTTTAAGATTTGAGAGTACAACTGAATATAACTTATCTTGATATTGTGTATTGTTTATATATTCATCATACCTGATTTTTGGTGGTAGGTCTAATACGTCGTCTTTCAGTCGTCTAATCATGTGGTATGAAATCATATCTTTTAATGTTGGAATGTTTTTGTAACCTATTATGTCCATTGCTCCATAGTCCCCTGCTACACAGAAGAATTTGCACCATGAATAAAAGCTTTTATAATTATGCCCATTTACAAGTTTCAATGGTGTATAGACATCGGTCGGCTTATTTGTTATAGGTGTACCTGACATTGGTAGCCAGAGGGCTTTGTTACCTGTTTTAGCTTTAATATTGAGGATCTGTTCACCCTGTTTAGATTGAGGACTCATATTTTTATGTACCTCATCTATTATTACCATATTAATTTCACCATTGTTTATTAGTTCTATTATTCTATCAGCTATGCTATAATGTGTGTCGAACTTCTTACCTTTCTTAGATGATTTTAATTTTTGTTTAAATCTTATAGCTTCTATATTTAATATTATGAAGTAAGGGAGTGGCTCATCTTTCTTATAGCATGTTAGTGTTTCTAAGTCATATAACTTATCCTCAGAACTTCCCTCTCTTATATTACCATTCCTTTTTATTTTATCCCCGAGTATATATGGAGTATATTCTCCTCTGGTATGATCTATTATATCTTGTTTCCAGTTGTATTTTGATGAGTTGATACAGCATATAACAAGACAGTGTTTGTATTTATATTTCTCTTTATTGTATAGTGCTAGATTCATACTTTCACATGTTTTAGCAAGCCCCTGGTCATCGCATACCATGAAGCCTGAGGTATTTCCTTTATTCTGTCTATCTATCGCATATTTCATAAAGTCAAGCTGATGCTTATATGGTTTAGCTCCCTCTTTAACATGAAACTTTACGTCTTTAATATCAATGTTAGGTATGTAGGTTGTGGTATCGAGTTTTGCATTTTCATTAATATGTTCATCAGACGTTATCTGTAATATATTTTCATATCTCGTTCCCTCAAATCCTTTGATTAGAAATCCTAATTTATCCCTTGGAATAGTCCATATTTTTCTATCAGGTACCCAGCATCGTCCTGGAACATTCTTTATCTTCTCAATAACCTCTAAATCATATTTAAACTTTATCTCATATACAGCTTGATTTTGTGTTATAAATATCATTATATCACTCCTTTAAAATTCATTATTATCTATTATATGTTATATAACGATTTTTGGACATAAAAATAGAGGCCACATACCTTTTAAGTACGCGACCCCTATTTCATTTAAAGAAGAATTATGTTATGTGATAGTATGCTATTTTAATAAGTCATTTACAAGATTTTGTATTGCGTTGAAATCGTATCCGGCTTCTGTCAACTTTCTACGTCTTTCAGCACCATTACCCCATTTACCGTCTACAACTTGTTGTGCGATCTTGTCATTTGACTCTTTGTTTACACCAAGCTTTTCATTTATTTTAGCTTGGATGTTATTGTAATTGTATCCTGCATCAGCTAATAGTGTTTTTCTTTCTTCACCATTACCCCATTTACCTTCAAGTATTTCATCAACTATTTGGTCGTCTGTTTTCTTTTCTGGGATATTATGTTCTGGTAAGTTAAGTGCTCTATTATCTACCCATTTTGCAATTTCTTGTAGATAACAATATCCACCAGTGTCTGATGTTCTTGCAGTCATTGTATATTCTTCGCCTAATTTATCTTTAGTTAAATATTTTGTTTCATAATTTTTATCTTCATGATAGTACCAAGGTAGTGTGTCAATTGAAAATCCTTCTTTTTCAATTTTAACTTTTGTTTCAGGTGTAGTTATAACGGACGTAAATGCTCTACTGTCTACCCATCCATTTAAGTATTTACTATACCAATAATTGCCCCATTTTCTTGATACTGTTACTACAAATCCAATATAGTCTTTAGTTGTTCCTACATTGTTTTTATCATCACAATACCATGGTAAATTGTCGATTGAGTAGTCGCCTGAAACTAGATATCTTTCTTGTATTTCTTTCATATAGTCCTCCTGGGATGTTGTTTTGATGTATAAGTCTTTTAATCTATATACTCTGTAATATGGTCTTCCTGCGTAATTCCATGCATCGTTGTAGTTTGTAATTGAGATTCCGTTTGCTGAATAGTTTGTGTGTATTATGGTTTTATCATCTATGAATATTCCAGTATGTCCAGCACCTCCAAGTGAAGCTGCTCTCTTACCCCATATGAAGATGTCTCCTCTCATTGAGTTCCATGGTGTATTTGTTGATATTCTTTCATATCCATTATTCATTAACCATTCATGTAATGTTTCTGTGTTACATGGGTAAGATGCTTTTGGGAAACCACATTCTCTATGTGCGTAATATATAGATGATGAACAGTCATATGAATTTGGTCCATCCCTGTCTATCATTGAATATGATATTTTTCCCTTTCTCGCATAATACCAATCTATTACTTTTTGTATAATTGGATTTTCTATTTCAGTTACAGTTTCACTATCATTTGATGTTCCATATTCATTATTAAAATCAATATATGATATATTTGTATCTACATAACTTATTCCTCCACCAGTACCAGATATACCTGGCATTGTATAGCCCTCTGAGCCATATTGCCATATATCATATTGTCCTTTGTAGTGGTTTGGGTTGTTATTATATAGATTTGAGTTGTAATGTGCGATCCATGTTATTACTTGACCTAATTCATTTTTAATTCTATTTAAGTCAATGTGATTATCAAACCAATTCTTATTTGCATATACACCTATTTTGTATCCTGCATCTTTAATGTATTTTAAATATGCAATTATCTTATCTGTTACATTGTCCCCTTTAAGAAACTCTTGGTCTTCTGCATCACAGAATACTGCGATATCGACTGTCTTATTATTTATACAAGTTAAAGTTCTTTGTGCTTCTTCTCTAGCTTGTGAAACTGTATTTGCGTAGTTGTAGCAGTATACACCTATCGGTAAGTTTGCTTGTCTACACCTATTATAGTTTTCTTCAAAGTATGGATCAAATCCACTGTTTTTAAAAGAGTCACTGTAACCGAAGTTTGAACGAATTATTACAAACTCTGTACCAGATTTCTTTGCAAGTTCAAAATCATTTGATCCATTCCACTTTGAAACGTCTATTCCCTTCATATATTATTCTTCCTTTCTTTTATAAAAAGTCGTTGTTCCTTAAGCATTCCTCATACGCTCTATTTATATTTGAGATAGCATGAATTGCTTTATTGTTTTGAAAGCCTGGGTGTGATCTACAATAATGATTGTATTTAGAAATATCATCATTTATTTGATCATAGAACTCCTCTGAATGTTTAACATTACGTCTTATTTCATCACTCGCTGTTAATATTCTGATTCTGCAATATCGCATTTGTTCTTGATACATTTCTTCACAAAATGAATCAAATGTATTATCTACATGCTTTCTCATTGTTTCTATATCATCTTGTGTATCTTTAAGTCTTTTATTCATTTCATTTAATACGCCATTCTTTTGATCATGTCTTACAATGAGAAATTGAATAAATGACATCAATGACGCACTTGTAATGCATGATATAAATATAGTTGTTAACGGTGATAGATTACTCATTATTACCTCCTAGAAAATTCATCTGCAATAGGTGTGTTATTTGTAGTATTCCATCTTATATATGAAGTTAACCATGTTCCTATACCTTGTAGTTTCACTCTTACCAATATGAATTTTTCTCCTGTGCCTTGTTCTGTTATTGGTTCACTTAGAATTTGTACTGGTCCTTCCCATTCTGAGATAGGATATCTTCTTGATGGTGTTTGGTATAGTTGTATTGTTCTTATTATGTTTAAGCTTTTTCCTAATTCTTGTGGCTGTGGTTGTGGTGGCTGTGGTGGTTGAGTTCCGCCTCCACCTGGATTTACTGGTGGCTGTGGTGGATTAACCGGTGGTTGTGGCTGTCCTGGATTTTCTCCTGTACCAGGTTGTGGTGGATTAACCGGTGGTGGTGGAGGTGGTGCTACAGGTTTAAGTACAACTGTTTGATAACCATTTACGTCCTTCTCACTCCATTGATGTGTTTGAGGTAAATAATCATTCTTTAAAATACCTTTGAATGATGCAGTTAATTCTAGTGTATTACCCGCTGGCATAACTAAACATTCTACATCTTCCAGTGACATAATGGTTCCACTTGTAATCTTTATTGTGTTACCTGGTGAAGTTGTTTCTAGTATCGGACCGTGAGCTGATGAGATGAATTGACATGAACAATTAAATGTATTACCTGTCCCATCAATTTTAATTACTGGTTTATTATATTCTTCAGGACCTGTACTCTCAATTTCAGGGAAACCTGATACTTTTCCAGTTGCACCATTCTCAAGTTTCATAAAGTATGCGAACATTCCCTTATACTTACCATTATATATATTGATTAATGAGTTGTTTCCATTTGCTGTGAACAATGGCTGATCTTTATTTTCAGATAAATTCTGGAACTTATGATTACCTGTTGTAATATCTACTTTAGCCCCATTTTGTACTGATACAAGTGGTGCTTTCGTAGAGGTACTTGAAGATTCAATTATGTTTAATATTGCATCTGTGTATTGCCCTTTGAATGCAGGTGAAGTTGATTCATTTGCTATATTAACATTGTTCAGTGTAATTTTTCCCTTTGTTCTATAAGAAATACTACCAGCATTAATAAGCTGTATATATGTAGCTCTACAAATTAACTGGGATGGATTAGCTGATCCATTGACTATTATTGCGTTATCACTATTAATTATTAATGCTCCTTGAACTACTGTTACATCACCCTTTGTAATTGTAAGTCCGCCAGCGGTATTAATAGTTATTTTGTTTGTGTAGGACGTTATTTTCTTATTCGCTGTGATTGTTATAGGCTGTGAGATTGTCATATCAGCTTTTAATAAAAGATCTTCTTCGTCCTCCGATTTAAGAGCTTGTATTAGCTGAAGTACTGAGCTTATGTTTTTCTGTGCCATATTTTATTCCCCTTTAATTAATATTTCCATATCACATCCTCTAACATTTCTCTATGTAGTTCATCAACTATCATATTTGTTAGAATACGAATTCTGGATTGTTTATTTTTATCTGTTATTTCATTGTAGATGTATACAAGGTGTGTGATTTTACTGTGTTTTACTGATAATTTCACACATTCTACAAGTTCTTTATCGTCAATATACTGTAATCTGTCGTAAGGAGGTAAAACTACCCCATTTTTTAATTTTAGGTGGTTGTTAATATAATCGTATAACCCTTCTGGCTTGATACCCGAGATCACCCATGTGATGGCCTGGGATTCTGTTATCACACAATGAACAAGCTCACGTCTATGACGAGCAAGCTTTGATATGTAGATAACAGCCTTAAATCTATTCCCTATTAACTTTTCAAATCTCTTTATATCAAGTTCATCCGCTATACTGTACATAGAATTATACCTCCCTATGTTTTATAACGAATTTTTAGGCTGAGAATATGTTATAAATGGGATACTGTAGATAATTCATCTATGAATGGTTGTACTGTGTATTTATCATTTAGTGAGCATTCAATTAGTTTTAGACTATCAATTATTTCCTCAGCTATCGCACATAATGTACCTTTAAAATGTAATGAAGTCATTTCTGTAATTGCGATTGATGGAAATTCTAGTAATAACTCATTAATGCCCTCTCCCCTACACATTTCTAATAAATAGTTTCTACAGTCCTCAAGTGTTTGAGTTAACATTGTGTATGCGAGTGATACATTATTATCTTTTAGATAAATATAATTTGTGTCTATTCTCGCTTTATGATACATTATTAGTTCAAGTGTTATTTTGACCTGCTCGAGTAATAAGTTCTCGTCATTACATTCATTGCACTCATATCCACATTCATCTTCTACTATTTCATATACTATGTTACCCTCAGGCATTTCATTAATAAATGTATCATCAACTAATATATCTGTTATCGCATTCATTGTGTCATTATATGCCTGTGTTGAGTATATAGATTGTAGTGTAAGTGATGGTTTGCCGTTCGCTATTACTTTATTTAATTGTAATTTAATTGATTCATTTATTGGTTCAATATCTGAGATACCGTCTTCATCATATTCTTTTTCCATATATGATACACATAGTTTCATTACCTGATCCATATCTGGCATATCGAATTCAACTGCTTTCTTTGTGAATGGATTAGTATTATCTTTTGTTGTTATTTCAACATCAACATATTCTCCGTCATTCCCTCTTGGAGTAAGTGTTAGTAGTATATATTCACCCTCAGTCTCAGATGCTGGATAGACTTTAAATTTTTGTGGTTTTGGTTTACTGCCATCAGCATCCTGGAAGGCTTGCATTTTATTGAAAAATGAATCAATTTTCTTTAATGCGTTCTTCACGAAGTCAGTTACCTTACCGGCTTCTATTGTATCTTTTTGATTATGTGTAACTTTCATACTCGTTGTTCTCTTTTCTTTTATAAAATATATATAGGCGACCATATCAGGTATATGACCTAATACAGTCGCCATTGATATGTCTAAGTGAGAAGTATTAATTATCTTCTAGCTCTTCTAGATGGTCTTACTACTCTTTTAGCTGCTCTGTTTGCTTTAACTGGAGCTTTTCCTGTTCTTACAGATTCTAAAACTTCTTCGTCTCCTTCTGGTGCTACTGTAAATTCATCTTCACCTACTGTGAAAACTACTTCTTCACCTTCAGATTCAACTTGTACTTCTTCTTCTGTAACTGCTGCGATTAAATCTGCAACGTCTTGTGCTTCAAATAATAATTCAGCTGCTTCTGGTGCAACTTCTACTTCTGTGTTTGCTTTAATGTCTTTTCTTTGAATATACATAATATATCTCCTTTGTCTATTTTATTTTTTTTATATAAACTAAGTTAATTGACTATAACTAACTTATGTTCTTTAATTGATAATTCATTTCTTATTTGTTCAAGTTCTGCGTTCGCCTCTTGTAATAATGTTTCACCATCAAGTGATACATTTGAGCCCTCTATTCTGTATTTAGATCTAGAACGTCCAAGTGACTTCTTCATATATGCTTCAGATAATCTTACTAAATAGTCTATCCACATTTGTCCGTTTATCTCTGATACATCTTTGTAGTCTGGTACATAATGTATTGTAACAAATTGTGGTTTAGGTGCACTGTGTGTGATGTATATTACATCATTATTTGAATCATATTTCCATTCAAAGTCTTGTGTAAGTGTATTTCTTAATTGTGTTAGTGCAAGCTGGTGTGTGATTCTATCTGTATTGTTTAGACCATTTGCTATGATACCAGCATTACTATTAATGTTTGCTGCAAGCTGAAATACATTTCCTGTATCGAGTGATGTTAGTGTTATTCCTACCCTTGGTGAGGCGGGTCTTACATTTACAATTCTGCGAGTATCAATTCCAACATCCTTAAGACTAATACGTGTGTTAAATGATACAGTCTTTTCAGTTGGTGTTTTGATGTATCTTTTTAGTTCTCTAAATGCAATTAATACAGCTTTCTCAATTTGTAGATCTTCTACATTATCATTAGCAGGAATGCCAAGCATAAAAGCTACCTGCTCTACAATTTCATTCATTGTCATATGCCTGACACCTCCTGACTTAGATTTTTAAAATTAATTAAGCAACGTCTTTTCCGAATGTTTTAGTTCCTACTTTTGAGAAGAATCCATTGTCTACCATGTTGGCACACATTTGTTCCCAATATAGTTCGTCTTCATATCCGTCTACTTTGAATGATACTCCTTCATTTGCAGTACCAGCTTTTTTAGCTTCTTCAGCTGCTAATACAGCTTTTTCAAAATATGCAAATTTAACTGTTGCACTTCCCATTGGTTTAAGTCCTGGGAATGTGTCAAAACCGTTTACATTTGTTGCATATACTGATTTACCGTAGCTTTTGTTATCTCCAGTAGCTCCGTCATTTTTGTAGCCATTTACCATTACTGGTTCATCAACATAAGAACCTGTAACTTGCATTGTTCTTGCGATAGCTTTACCTTCACGAACTACTTCACTTAAGCTACCAACATATTTAATTGTAACAGTTGTTGCTGCCATTATGTTATACCTCCGTATATTTCTTTTCTAATATTTCTATAACATGTAACCAAACATATTTAAGGTTCAGGATTTTTCAGGATTTTTAATAAAATTCAATCATTTAGTCCTGATCTATTACAATTATATACTCATTATTCATTCCGAAGTGTGAGGTATTTGTTATAGTTTCTTTAATGTACTCACTGTACTTAACTGTTTCATCTACAACGAACACATATCTTTTACATTTATAGTTTTTAAGTATGTGGTCTATCCATTCGTCACAGTTCTTAAATACTTTCTCCTCACTATATATTTCTTTACCTGCGTATGGAGGGCATGTTAATAGGCTTTCATATTGTCCTGAGGATGTTAGTGTGTTATTATGTGTTATTGAGGCTTTATTTAACTGTAAGAATTTGATTATTTCATTTGATTCATTGACTGCTTTCTCATTTAAGTCCTGTCCTATATATCTTTTACCGAGTGATGATGCTCCAAGTAACCTTCCTGAGAAGCCTGAGAATGGATCAAATATTTCATTGTATTCATTTAAGTATTTTGATATAATGTATTTTGCGAGTATCGGATTAAAGATTGATACTATCTTCGCAGTACCTGAGATATTAAAACCACTTAATATTTTAGAGGGGTCAACGTCATTAACATATATTAATCTATTCTTTATTATTCTTTTTAATAATATATCATCAAACCAGGCCTCCTTTGGTGAGAATAACTTATCTTTATGACAATCATATATTGATTTATGATAGTGTTTAATTATACTCTCACCTATCCTACAGTTTCTATTATATTTATCATTCTTATACTTATATAGATTATTATAGTCTTTAAGCATTCGCTCTTTACTGTATTCTGGATAAGGGAAGTCAATTGATCTACACCAATTAAATAAATATGAATCATAATTAAAAATGTTATCATCAATCTCTGAGAGTATTCTTACTATTTCTTTTACATGTCTATCTTCATTATCCTCAACTATTAAAAAGAACATGTAGTCCTCAGGTACCAGTTTCATTCTTACATTATCATAATGTGTTAATACTCTTTTACCGTCAGGGTCGTCCAAGTAACTATGCCAGTATAGTCCATCTGCATCTATTAATATTTTGTATTTTGGTAAATAGAAGTCAAATTCATGTGACAGTTCATTATTAGATATAAAGTGATGCTGTGTGTATTCTATGTTATAGTTGTTAAAGAGGTCACAGATTCTTCTTTCAAGTTTTGATATCCTTGAATTAGCTGTCATCTTTCTTTTTATTTCAGGACACTGTGATACATAGTCTACTCCATATTTTTCTCTAATAGTTTTCTTTGATAGTTCTTTACCATATTGTGATGCTAATATGTTACCCTTACCATATTTCTTTAATGATGTTTGTTCTGCTTTATCTTTATACTGAGCAGTCTGTGTGTAATAGTTTTCACCATATTTCTTTAAGTTAGTTGCTTTAACTTTATCAACTACATCATCAATCTGCATTGCATTATTAACACCATATTTTGCCCTTAGTGTAGCTCTTTGTTTTCTCATTACAGCATCAAAATCATGATTACTTGAGGCAAGCTTGTATCGACAATCCTTTGAACACGTCTTAACAGTATTGTCTCTTGCAGGTATAATCTCAAATTCTTTACCACATACAACACATTTCTGATAATGTGTATCATCACAGTACATTTGTCTTGAAGTCCTCGGGATAAATTCTTTATTACACCATTTACATTTTCTAGTTGGTAGAGTAGACTTAGTCATACCCAGTTGTCTCGCACACTTATATGAACATGTTGTCCTAGAGTGATTCATACTATCGCATTTATATGTAAATTCACTTCCACATACCTCACATTTCTTAGTAATCTCATTATTACAGAATTGCTGTTTACCTGTATTTGAAATAAACTCTCTTCCACAGCCTTTACATATTCTTTGAGGCATCTACTCACCTATCCCTTCTGTCTACATAATTGTTCTACAACATATATAACGATTTTTTATACAAAAAAAAATAAGCCCTGATGGTCAGTCAGGGCAGTTTAGTTACATGTTATTTAAGTTTTTATTTAATTGTATTGTTTGATTACATTACTCTCAATTGTTTGATCACATTACTCTCAAACGTTTGTAAAAGTTTGTTTAGTATTGTTTCTTACTTATTAATAAACACCTAAGATTTTACCAGATACTACTGTTGCTGGGTTTACAACCTCAGCTGCGAACATTGTTGCGAAGCCTGATTGTACTGTTCCATTAGCAAGTGTAATTGGATCTGTTGCTGTCAATGGCATATATTCTCCAAATAAGGCACTGTTTCTTCTAATGTCATTTGACTTACAGCACATTACCCATGTATTTGGTTCGTAGTTTGGATCAACGAAGATTTCAAATTGATCTAATTTACCAAGTTTATATGGACCAACGTTTTCTGATGTTGCTTCTGCTTCAAATCCGTTGATCATTGAGATGTAGGATGCAACATTTGTACCAACAACTAATCTGTTAGGTTGTGCTAATCTTGTTTTTTGGTAGATTGATGCTGCAGCTTGTTGTAATTTTAACTTAAACATATTTAAGTAATCAGATGGAACAACTGAGCCTGATAATACAGGTGATGCGTCCCAATTGAATTGTGCGTCTAATTTTGCAGCTTGTAATAATTTTGCGAAACCAATTGAGTTGATTTCAGCTGTTAATTCTGAGAATGCTGCTTCTTTAGACATATCAGCGATGTTAGTACCATATTCTTGTGCAGCTGCGAAAGCTGAGTAGATAGATGCGTATGAAGCAATTTGGTGAGCTTCTGCTTTAAGGTTGATTTCATCAAGTTGTAAATAACCTTTAGCCATTTGTGCACCATATTCATATCCATATCCACCATTACCTGGAGTTCTTGGACCAACGTTTTCATTGTCGTATTGATATGTTGCTTTAACTGAGTTACCTGCACCTGCTGTAAATGTTCCTGGAGTAGATGAGATTAATCCTGTAGAGTAATCTACATAACCAACTTTAGTAGTTGTACCAGCTTTAACAAGGTTACCTGCACCATCATCAACTATTGTAGTTACTACACCTGCAACTTCTGAGTTAATTGTAAGTGAGTTTGGTAATACTGGTGTGTAAACAACAGCCATATTGTCTACGATTTCTGTTCCAAGTCCTACAACTTCGTTTTTAACAACGTTTCCTGTGAAGTTTGGATCTAAGCCTTGTCTATTTGCGAATGGAGAAGATAAAACGTCTCCTGCTTTAGTTTCGCCTTTTGTATTCTCTGCAATAAATTTGAAGAATGGAATTAATTGTTGTCTAGACTTCATTGCTACTGAACCATATACGTCTAAAATTAATAATTTTTGAACGAACATTGGTAATAATTCTAAGAATTCTGGTCTAGCCATTATGTTTGATGTATTAGTTGCAGCTGTGATTGCTGATCTTGTTGACATTTTTGTGTTTTGTTTTAATTGGTCTGCAAATGCTGCTTTGTGAGCTGGTAATAAAATATTTGAATTTGATTTAATAGCAGTTCTTTTAGTAACTTGATCTGTAATAGTTCTTCCAGCTGTTACTGGTCTTCTACTATTTGTGTTAAGTACACGACTATTTTTCTTAATCATATTAATTGTTCTCCTTTGTTATTTTTAAATATATTAGTAATTAAATACAATATACTTATAGCTGTTATAAGACTATCATATCATCATTTGCAAATGGTATGTCAATTCTATCTATGTCATCAAGTTCGTTTGAGGACATTATTGAAACTCTTTCGGAAACATTTCTTCCTATTGCTTTTTCAAGTTCATTGACTGTTGTTGCAGATGTTACTGATATTTGGTCTAATTGAGTTCCAAGTGCGTTTGCGTATAATTTTGCATATGCGTCTTGGTAATCAGCTATAATATTTTCTGATGCTTTGATGTCTTGTGATAGGTCTGTTATCTTCTTCTCTAGGTTTGAGACTTTAGCTTTATACTGTGTCAAGTTCTCAACGGTTTTGGATTTTGATTCAGTTAAGCTTGCGATAATAGCTTCCATATCTCTTAACTTCTTAGCATTAGATTCTATATTCATCTTGTATTTAAGGTTTAGTTTAGAGGCCTTTATACTTTCATCTTTAACTTTATTAAGGTTATTTGATAGTACTTTGTTTTTAAATCTAACATTGTCAAGTTCATCTTTTAAATATGTGTGTTGACTTGAGGCTATTTTCTTAATTGCTTTAACTTTTCTGTTTGTTGTACATAATAATGATTCATTTGTTTTTGTTAATGTATTTAATTGATCTTTAAGTGATTGTATTTCAGCTACTGCTTGTGAGTATAAATGTGTTAGAGCTCCGAGTTCATTTTTTAATAATGTAACATTTTCTTCCTCTACCACATCCCCTTCAATCTTATCCATTTCATTTAACTTTTCGTCAAGTGTCTTGTATTCTTCAGATTGTGGTGCGAAGCATGCTTTAACTATTTTAATTGATTCTTTTGTGTTTAGTCCATCAATGTTTTCATTTAATGTTTTACAGATGTTTTTGTATTTCTTTTGTTCTTTTACATCACTTGAAGCTGCGATGGATGTGAATTCTGGTATTGAGTTTGGATATGCTGGAAATGATACTAAGTCAAATCCACGGAATACAAAAGTATCTGGGTCAACTGAATTGTTATCAACATCCCCTGCACCTCTTACTGAGATACCGAATGTAACTCCACCATCTATAAATGATTTAACTATACGTCCTACAGGTGTATCTATTAAGTTGAATTTACCATATACTTTTCCGTCATTATCAATGCGTCCATCCGTCATTACAATACATGCGTTTCTGAAGTCCATGCAGTTTGGATCTTCTGGATGTCCTAAGAATCCGATGTACCATCCTAATTCTATCCCTTGTTTGAAGTCTTCTGAGTTAAATACATTTTCCCATACTGGTCTAGTTATATCTAAGCCATTTAAGTTTGTGATATCTGCATCTGCACACTCACCTTCAAATGTTCCAAGGATTACACTATCTTTTAATTTGTTTTCATCCATTGTGTTATGTCTCTCCTTTGCTAAGTTATTATAATAATTTCTTTGTTAGTTTTATCATACCACCAAGTAATAATGAGGTTGCTAGTTCTTTTAGTATTCCACCCTCAATTGGTTCAACTTCATCAACTAACATTTCATCATTTTCGATTAATTCTTTATAAGTGCTTTCATTTATTTCACCTATCTCATCAACTACATTTTCCTCAACCTGTAATTCTGGTACTTGGTATTCTGTATCAAGTATATAAATTGAGTCATCTATTTGTAACTGTATTTTATTGTCTATTGTCTGTGATATACTTAGTTCACAATCCTTTAGTTCATCTATTTGTGCAAGTAGTTCGAGGATGCTTGCTGGTGTGAATACTATTTCCATAATATTTGTTCTCCTTTTATTCATATCCGTAATATTTCTTTCTTAGACTTGCTATGTCTGAGAGCTGGTCTATGCTACCAAGTTGTATTTTCCATATTACTTGTACAACCTGGTTTTTATTTACTTTTATTATTTGTTTTTTCAATAGTTTCCTATTTTCTTTTATTTTCATATCCCAATTCTTTTCGTTTGGTGGAGCTATTCTGTAAGCTGCAAGTAGTCCATTTGCCCCACTGTCCTCCCAGTGTCTCTTTGACCATAAACCAACCTCTGTTATAAAGATATAATCCTGTCCTGGGTTTCTAAATTGTGCAAGTGCTCCTGTTGAGATCATTGCTGAGAATACGACGTCAACTGTCTGTGGAAGTTCTGCTTCATATTCTTGTACTATATCACGAAATGATATTTCAGCTCTCGGGAATGATGGACTTATTAATTCTATTCCAGTATTTGTTTCATATTGTGTTTGATTTGGAACTACCTGCCATGTTTCTGAGTTAAATGGGCCTGCAGGAGCTAGTATATTCTTTGTTGCAGAATATAATGTCCCTTTATATGTTACAATTTCATCTGTCTTATATCCTTTTGTGTTGTTATATGATGTATATGGGTAACCGAGTCCTAAGACCTCACGTCCATTATTTGTATTTGCATCATAGCCATCAGCTCCATAACCTGGTCTTGTTTGCATGTAAGCTATGAATCTTTCAGTTTCATTATATTCATTTACCTTTTCAGCTTTCTTATCTACATCCGTCTTTGCATCTTCAAGTTCTTGTCTTTTTGCATTAAGTCTTTCAGAACACTGTGTACAGTCTTTACAAACTTCTAATGTCCCAAAGAGTGGACATTCATTTTTAAGTGCTTCTTCTGCTTTTGTAAGACGAGTTTCTGCATCTCTTAATTCTTTTAATAATTTTTTATATTCTTCATCATCTATATCTGGAATACCTATTCCGATACCTGTTGGAAGTCCGTTATTGTCCTGTTTATGATTTATTAGTCCCATTGTACCAAGTGAGATATATTTTGGGATGTAGTTGTATAAGTTTGTGTGTTGGTTTAGTGCTCCATCGCCTACAAGGTGATGTGCAATTCCCATTAACATTGTATCTGTTGCTGTGTTGTGTCCTGTGTGTGAGGAAGCAAGTGTACCGTCACTGTTAAATACTCTAATGCATATGTTATCTACTGTTCCAAGACTTTTTGCAACTTTCACTGTATCTTGATTCATTTTATCTATCACCTCTCCTATGGAGTCTCATCATCAATTGACTCTTCGTTGTGTACATTTAGTTTAGTTGTTCTATAAGAGTGTATACTCATTATGTGTAGACTGTATTCTTTTTCTTTGTATTCCTGGTCTCTTTTGTCTTTTTTAACTTTAGGTGGCTTTGGGTCTATACGTCTATGCAAGTTCGGGTTTGTATATCCTAAGTTATCTCTTTTTATATCTTCCTCAGATAAAGGCCTTGCAGGACCCTGTCCCATCAATGGATAAGGCCTTACATTTCCTTCTGTATCTGTGTATGTTTTATCTTCGTAGTCTTTTCGTGTAATAGGTTTATCTGCCATCTCTTATTTCACCTACTAATCTTTCTTTATATCATTTTTATTTGTTATTTTAGTTGTTATCTTTCCGTCAGGTTCTACATTATATATACCATTATGTGTATCATTGTTTAATAAGTATTGTGTGTTGTCTTTATTTAATGACATTGCATCACCGATTTTACTCATTATTGGATTGACGGCTGGTCTTGGGTTAAGATTATTTTCAGACCTTTCATCTTCAACTGTAAAGACCTCTGTATTGTATTTCTCATCTATATACTTATCGTATAGAAGGTTGTATGCCCTTATTTTACCGTCATTTGATATAGATAAGTCTTCTTCAGGTATTTCATATTCTTCTGGGTATTCTACTGTAATGTCTTGTGGTTTCCAACCTAAACCGAATATCCTTGCATCTATTCCAAAGTCTGTATCATCTACATTATCGCCATTCGGTGGCACAAGGGATTGCACAATGTGTTCGTTGTTACATAGCTGTAAAGAATAGAGTGCTCTGTAGCCTGGATTAATGATACGACTTTTTGCCTGTATTTTATCACCTTCCGCCATTCCCTCATAACTGCTATTTCTATGCCATACATTTCGTCTTGTATGTGATAGAGGAGTTAGTGGCTGACGGTGTTGTCTATCATTTTCCCATAACTGTGAGTCACCATCTATTACTTTTAATAAATTGTCTCCATATGTTAGATCTTCTAGAGCTACTTTTTGTAGACTTGAGTAGTCTTCTCTACTATAATGTCCAACTCTTGTTGATCCGATTGATAAACCAACGTCATTTTCATTTGTTAGTCTTGCGTCAATTGAAAGTTTTGTTTTAGCATCTACCTTTACCCCAGCATGCTGTAAGCAATACATTCCGAGTGGTCTTACATATTCGATACATGCGTCAACTGGAAGTTTATGTGAGAAGTATATGACGTCTATATATCCTTCCTCAACGTGTGGAATTACTGATACTGAGTTAACTGGGAGTGAGGTATCTTCTAGTCTATTATAGAGTATGTCTTTTGGTGGAATGAATTCACCATTTACATTCTTATAACCTCTCCCTGCTACTGTATCTATATCAAGCTGTTTTAAATTAGCTTCAGCTGCAAGTGTTACACCATCTTTAGATCCTCTATTACGTATCATACTCATAAAGTAGAGTAATACAAATCTATTGTATGAGGTAGGGAGGTCACTGTTATATTTGTAGCCCATTGTATCTGATAGCATCCATAGTAACCAATCTGGGCATTTTAGTGGGTCATATAAATCATAAAAGTTCTCTGTATCATATTGTGTTGGTGTAAGGCAATGATCAAACCATTTTAAGAAAAAGCGAAAGTCATCTGACTCTTTGTATATTTCAGGGGTATTTATATCTTTGATATCCATATATTATTCTACCTCCTTTTTATTAACTTATTAAGCATTCAGGAGCTATACGTAGATTACTTGATTTAGTATCTGTGTTTAGGTATCTTGCAAATGATATTGGATTGAAGTAATCTGAATCACAGTTTTGCCAATTAATTACAGGGTTCTTAATACTACCTGCATCAAAGTAATCAATTCTACTATCAGCACTTCTTATTACATTTACAACTTCCATGACTGTCGGCTTTTGTCCCATTTGTCTATTTGATGGAGCGAAGAATAATGCAAGTTTCTCTTTAACACTTTCTATAATACTATTTCCAACGTCAATTGATACAGGTTTCTTTGTGTATATTTGTCCTACAATGTAAAAGTCAAATACTCTTACATCACCGAATTCTAATTCAACTGTCATGGCTTGTAGTGGTCTGTAGTCTCGTATTACATTATCTATGAAAGCTTGTGATGGTCTGTATTTTGTGAATACTGCTCTATTGTCTATTTTTGCAACACTTGTTTCTCCAGGTCCCCATACATTTGTTGATTTAAAATCATTGTGTATTGCAAAGCACATTGCTGTGTATCTTTTAAAGTTTGAGGCGAAGTCAAGTTTTGGTTTACCTGAGGTATTATCTGGAATTTTTAAAATGTAGCCTGGATAAATTGATGTTTTAGTTTGAAGCCCATTGTGTGTCATTAATTGTTCAGGTGTTAGATCATAAAGTGTAGCTATTTGATCAATTGTTTGATTTGGTAGAACTTTATGTGTTGATTTAGTTGTTATAACTGAGATGTCTATTCTATCTGCCCAGTTAATGTTGTCCTTGTCGGATGGGAAGTCTGAGTTATCTATATACATCTTTTGTTTTTGACTTGCTGATAGGTTTTGGTCTTTATAAATTGAAAGATTTATGTCAAATGCTTTTTGACAGTCAATTACAAGTCCACAATCTACTCCAGGTTCTCTATTTAGAAATCTATTGAAGTCAGGTAATGTTATTAAGCTATCCCATGTATTAATGTAGTTTCTTGAGTTTCTATAAGCCTGTTTTGCAGTTTCTGGACTCTTACCTGTTACTACATTTGTGTGTGGAAGTTCTGTTGTGTTTGATAGATTTGTTATTGCAAGTTCATTTGTTGTTTGGTCAGGGACTTTGTTCGATGGTTTAGCTTGTAAGTAGTTTGATAATGTGTTTTCACTTACACATCCTATTACTCCAGAACAATCAAGCCAATAAACAACTAAATATGAATTGTTGTCATATGTTTCCATTTGGTCAAGGTAGTTTGAGATTACAATTTGTGCATTTGAATATGAATCATAATTAACTGCGAACCTTGGCTCAGGAGTAATGAATTCGGCTGGGCTATTACATTGTACCCATTGTGTAGCTAAGAAGTCATCAGATGTCTTTGATTGTTTAGCTTTAATCCATATAGCTGTTGTATCAATGTGTTGGGATGGGATATTAATGATGTAATTATTTTTTCTTATTGCTTCAACTGAAACTGAATATGATCTTAATTCTCCCTCTATCGCAACCCTTGTTACAGATTTTCCTGGAGGAATTGTAACAATGTCAGAGTGTGCGAATATATTTAAGTTATCAGATACTACCTGACGTCTTGATCTAGATTGTGTTGTACCATATTTATTTGTTAGTGGGAGTATGTTGTATGTTATTACTCTTGATTGATTTGTTATATCTGTGTATGCGTTAAGTGTTGAGAAATTTGTTCCATTGAATCCGAAGTCAAGTTCCATTGGCCCATTTGTATTATTTGTAAATGTTACCTCTGTTCTTGCTGCTGTGTACCATCCTAGTTGATATCCAATGAGTCCGAATAACTTTTCTGCATTCTTTCTTTGTGAGACTGATGGAGCAAATATTTCATTTGCAAGCCAATCTAAGTTTACCCCGAGCATATCTGCAACGCTCGCTAAAAATTTACCAAGTACAACCCCTGGATCTGAATCGGCTTCTGGTTTCCATAATTCAGTCATCTTAGGAACAATATCCCAAAAGTCTTTCATTATACTCTCATAATCTCGACTTGTATATTTAACTACACCTTTATCAAAGTACTCACTCTGACTATATGTATGATTTGTCATTTATTTATTCCTCCTTGTGTGCGTATAATCTTTTGTTTTCTTTATCTATGTCAAGTGTTAAGTTGACGGTTTGTTTGTATTTAGTTGATAGTCCTATTGTCATTTCTAATTTATTTATCTTTGATAGATCATCTTTCATAGTGTTTGATGAAAATAGTAAACTATCAAGGAATATAGATTCATCTGCATTTACTAGAGGTTCAAATAGACGTAATTGTTCTCTTATTCTTTCCTCTATTATTGCACGTGTATTACTTGTATTATATTGCCATAAATATCTTTTTAGTCCTACCCCGAATGTTGGTGAGTTATAAAGTTCTGTTGGGTCTGTTAGGAGTAAGAGTTTGCATCTATTTGTTATAGATTCATTTCCCTCTTTAACAGCTACCCTTGTCTTTGTTACATCAAACATATTTGGCCAGGCTAATGATGTTGTATTGTCCATATTAGTACCTCCAATTCTCAGTAATAGATAAGGTAGTGTATGTATGTTTAATATAGTGTTGAGGGTGTGTGAGATAATGTGAGGGAGTGTGTGATTCATATTTCTCATATATGATGATTTATAATGTGATATAATGTGTGTATATTCAGTTTCAAATTTTGTGTTCGCAGGGGGTGCAGACCTAACGGAATGCCTGATTTCTGGCACCGGGATTTTTCAATTTTTCAAAAATTTAACCAAAAACACCCCGAATTTTTAATTTTTAGTGAAAAGTAGTATAATTATACCTCTATTTTATCTATTTTGATCTACCCTAAAAATCATGTTTGCCTGTTTTATGGCAATCCAGTTTCAAAATTTTGTCTTCGCAGGGGGTAAAACTCTGACAAACTAAAGTGAAGAATGTGTAAAATCGATACCATTTTTATATAATCATAGTAAAATTCTATATAATTTAATGAGATCACAGTGAAATTTATAAATATTTTCATATTTCATACATAAAATTAGGTGTGTTCGCACGGGGGCAAAACTACACCTAAAAATCTACTTTGCCTTATTTCTGGCAATCTAATTTTTCAATTTTGTGTTCGCACGGGGTCAAACTCTGACAAACTAAAGCGAAACACATATTAAATATTATCTACTTTTCAGCTAATTTATAATAACTTCCACCTGTAAGTCCTATCACTATGAAATCTGATTTACCTGAGGATGTTGATATTAATGCTACAACGTCTCCTTCAAGAGGTAGGTGTGGTAATAAGAGTGATGGGTAGAGTGGTAAGTCTTCTGTTCTTGTGTAATTACGTACTGGCTGTCCATTGTATTCTTTCATATCCATTGGTCCGTGGATCGATGGTATTCTTACTCTTATTAGTAATGTACCATCCCCTGAGTATTCGTAATCTATTGCATATCCATTTACTATCATAATGTTATCTCCTTTTTACTGAAAGTATGTTCCATAGTTTATTATCTTCTTAACTCTTTTACCGAGCCATCCGGCTTGTCTTAATCCAGATCTTAATAATGATTGATCTCTACCATTAGCTTCCCATTCTACTATATCTACTTTACCGCCAAGTATATGTCCCCAAGATGATTGAGCATCTCTACCCTTTTCATCTCCTATAATTGCATTAAAGTATGAGTTATCTTCAAGTACTACACTTACTATGTCACCACACCTTCCAAATCTTGGTGAAAGTGCTATTAGGTAATATCCTGAGATTGTTGCTACATAGTATTTACTTGGTTTACCTTGTGAGGCCCAGATTTCTGATAATTTTCTTTGATTGGTTCCCCTAGCCCATCTACCAAAGAACTGTGTATATGATGTGTAGTTAGCTATTATTCCAGATTGATTTACAGATGCCGGTATGTCAACAGCACTTCCTGTTTGTATTACTCTACCTGATTGTGTTTTTATTTGTCCTTGGGCTTGTGATGTGTCCCCTGGAGCTGATGGTGAGTTATCATCTCCTCCGCCAGAACTTCCACCAAAGGCTTTAACAAAAGCTCCAAGTAATCCTGTATAGTTGATGGCTGATAGACGTATCGGGCTTTGATCAATTTGAGGTTTAGCTGTTAATGTACTCATATAACATACCTCTCTCAATGATGCATCATCCCTTGTGCTTTTTGTTTTATATAAGTCTCCACCTATATTCGGTGAACCTGGACTACCATCAACACCCATTGTACCACCGACCTTTGTCCAATTTGGTCTAGCATACCAACCTATTTCATTTCCATTTATATGATGTTCACACTTTAAGTATTGTCCACCGTGTGTATTACCTTCAACTGTAAGTATTTTGTTGCCTTCTACTCCTCTTACTATTCCTATGTGGTATCCGGCGTACTTTGTTCCAGCTAAATATGTTCCGCCTTTATTTGGTCTTGTTAGTATCATGAAGTCACCGGCCTGTGGTCTTACGTCACGTCCTCCCATTTGTGGGCCTGGAATATATTGTCCACCATATTTCTCTACTACATCTCTACCAAATCCTGCAGCCCAATACTCGGCTTTTGGCATAATAATGCCTGCCATCCCTGTTACAATTCCTACAGCACAACATGTTGCAGCACACCATGCTCCATTACCGATTGATGTCTTTGATTGTACCCATGCTCTTCCTCCTGGACCAACGTGTTTTAATGCTTCTTCAACATATTTTAATGCAGGATGATCTCCGTTGGGCTGTGTTGCTGTACCTGAGTCTACTCCTGGATTGTATACAAACCCTTGTAATTTATATGGTTTTTGGTAATAGTTTGGACCACTTTGTATACTAGTCCACCATCTCTTAGCCCATGAGTTACCATAACCTGATTCTGATAATTTTATTCTACCATCACTGTATATTGCTTCTACAACAGCAACGTGTCCTGGTTGTCCTGGATATTTCCATACACCTACTGCTCCGAGTTTTGGAGTCATTCCATGTTTAAAGGAACTTGGTAATCTATCTATCCAATCCCCTGCGTTACATGTTGGTAATCCTGTAGGACGTTTACCGAGTATTTCTGCATATCTTCCCCATGCATATCCGACACACTGTCCTGTTAATTCTCCTCCACCGAGTGTACATGTATGTGTGATAGGTTCAACTGGACAATATACATCATCTATTATTTCTGTATCAACTATCTTTGATACCTCAGTCCATATTGTTTCATATTTAGGATTTTCATAATAACTTCTATATATAGGCTGTTTTGTTGTATAGCGTATTCTCATACCTTTTGATAAGTCCTTTGTTTCAATGAATGTATATTCTTTATCATTTTGCCATATAACCCATCTATGGTTCGCTGTACATTTATATCTATGACCATTTCTTAGTGTTACTTCATATAATCTTTGTTTTCCGAAATGTTTTATTTCAGCTCTCTTCCAACCATCTATTGTAAGTATTAATAATGTGTTGTTTACAATATTTTGTAATTCTTCTACTCTTCCGAATGTTACTATCTTTGTGTCACCTGAAAAACAATTTGGTAATACAGTTCCATGTGAAATAGGGATACATGGATTGAATGATGTTTGCCACCATTTGTCTTGAGGTGTTGGTGCAGTTGTTCTTTGTTGCATTGTGTTACCCCTTTCCGTCCATATCGAAGAATTCTGGATCTAATAATTTATCTAGTTCAGATGTTGTGCTTACATGATCTATTATCCATAAGTACCAGTTGTCCTTGAACTTGTCCCAGGTTATGTGAGAAAGCTGATTCTTTGTTACATATAAGCCTATCTTTGATTTAAAGCCTATTCTTATTAATTCTTTTTCATATAGTTTTAATATGTTGTCATTGTTTTCTTTCGGTGAGTTAAAGTCAAGGCATAACCATACTCCGAGCTTTGGTGGATAGACGGATGTTACAATGTGTAGTCCATGCATTTCCTCTCTTGCATCTATCGGATTACTTGCTCTACATGTTGCATATAGTCCGTAGGGTATGTTATATTTGTTTAATTCTTGTATCTGTTCTTTAAGGTGTACGTTGTTGAATTGTTCTATTCTACGTCCTTCATCATTTATTAAATATCCAGCTTCTACAACTGCCCCTACTACTCCATTTTCTTTTAATGTTTTGTAAGGTAGATTAGCTGTTGTGAATCTACCAAGTGTCATTATGTATGGCTTAAATTTATTGTAGTCTATATTTAGTGATAAGCCTGGAGAACCTGGTGATGATGGAATAGAGTCATCTGTACTTCCAGGAGCACCTAATCCCTGATTTACCTCACTTGCTATTTTATAATGATTATTTAATAAATAATCTCCAGGGCATATCTTATTTGCAAACCACATATGTACGAACATATTCTGCTCGTCCACTGGTCCGCCTTTCGCTGCCCTATGAGCATATTGTTTATCATTTTTCCATTTTAATGATGATATACCATTTCTCTTACATATATCTATACATAGTTTTATTAATGATTGCCATGCTTGTGGAGAACATGTAAATGGCTGTGATCTTGTTAGTGATGCAACTTCTATTGTAATAGCTCTATGGTCTACTCCAGGAGAACTTGTTGTCCATGGTCTATCATTTTCATCTACATAACATGCTATATCTCCATCACTTCCTATACCATAGTGGGAAGATGCTGCAGTTGACTTTTTAGCAAACCAATGACCACAACTAACAGCACTCATATTACCTGCCATTGTGTGTATTGCAATTGAATCTATTTTATGATTTCTCGGTGAGTTTTTATTTGGAGAAGGTATGAAGTTTGTTGCTAGTCTACTATATCCCATAAATCTACTCTCCTTTGTTGTTTGTTAATATATTTAATGATGTCTTAGACATATCTGTTTCATCATCTAATACTCCCTGTACTTCATTTGATAATAAGAATGTATTGAGTGAGTATATGGAGTTGATTTGTTCTGAGAGATCTTGTTGTCCATTTAGTAGTGGGAGTGTATTGTGTTTGTACCACATTGTGTCCTCATCCCTCTTATCTAGTAGCCTGATGTAGTAGAGTGATGGTTCCTTTGATAGGTAAACTATAGTTAATCTATATTTCCCTTTGCCTATATTCTGGCTTTGATTAATGTATTCACCTTCGCCTACGTAAGTATCTATTAAATCATCAATTAATATTGATTGTTGTGTGTTACACTTAATGACTATACAGTATTTATTATTTGATGTTTTATGTGTATATAGTACTGTCCCGAAGGCAGGTGAATACACCTCTTTCTCTTCATTAAATTCTACAACTGATCCATATTCATCATTGCTAATAAGTTTAACATCACATTGTGTGATGTCTGTGTATAATGTTTGTTCCATAATGTTATTTTCCCTCATTATCTCTTATATATGTTATAACGAATTTATGTGTTCAAATGTTGGATATAATTCACCGAATTCTATTTTATATGGTGATTTGATGTTTGAGGTTGGTGAGAGTGCAGATTGTGGGTATTTGTTAGTACCTGATACAAATATTCCCTGGCTCGCTGCAGTTTGATTTGCAGAACTTAATGTTAGTCTTTGTAGTTTTAATGTTGTTACAAATGTACTTGCGATAACATGACTAACAGACATTATGTTGTATATTCCAGATATCGGAGATAATGTGTTACCACTCATTACTATTAGAGAGATTGGTTGTGCGATATTGTATTTATTTGTTGATCCAGGTATTGTTATTGTAAAGTCCCCAGAAAATTGTGAAGCTATCGCATTTATATCATTAATGATGTTAGCTGTTTGGAATACATCACCTAATGAATTTGACCAGCTATTAATAACCTCTGTACTATTAATAATTGTATTACCACTTCCGTCTAAATTGAAACCAATTGACTTAAAATTCATATCTGTCATATTATATGCTACCCCGTTGTAACTACCTGAGAGTGATAATATATTAGTTTCAGATGTCCCGAATCTTAATGTATCAGATAACTGTGTAATAGATAATCCTGCGTTACTCTTATAATGTATTGTACCAGGATGTGTCATTGTTGGTTCATCAATCCAGTATGAGAAAGATGATGATTGTGGGGTATTATCTGTTAGACTTTTTGTTAAAAATGATTCGAGTGGACTTACAGATCTATTATTTAATATAGTTGAGAGTGATTTGTAATCAGAATGTATTCCTCCAGCGTCCCTTGAACCATTGTAGCTCTTTGATAATCTAAGTAGTCCTGGAAATGAATTGTAATCATCATTCGCACTATATGAACCTCTTACATATTTATTGAAAGACGTTGTAAGTGATCCATGACTAATAAGTGTTGGAGTATCGTTGTGATCTATGTCCAGTTCATAGTAGGACGTTGCTTTAACTGCTTTTGCAAGTTCTTCAACGACTGCTGAGGGCTGTATGATACCAGTTATCGCAGGTACTCTTATTACAGGGATTGATGTTTGTATTGCAAGTGATGCATATCCTGTAATTGTATAAGTCATATATTGTCCTGTAGTTGATACTTTAAATGTTAGTGTGAAGCCTTGGTATGTTAAGTGTTCTGCTATGTTTCCCTTATCATCAAGCCATCCTAAGCCGAAGGATACTGGAATACCTGAGGCCTTTGCATATGAACTTGATTGGGCTGAACTATATAATAGTGCTTCAAAAGCTGATATATTGATTTTACGTCTATCATCTCCTCCAACATTAACAGTGAGTGTCCAGGACGTCATACTAGATATTTGAGAGTTATTAAGTGATAAACTTGTTAGAGGTGAGGGTATTTCTAAACCAAATTCTGTTAAACTAACGCCTCCAAGTGAAAATGAAAGCCATGGTTGTTTTAACATGTTGTTTTCCTCCTATTCATATCCTAAGTTTAATGTTAGTGGGGATACAGGTGAAAGGATTTCTCCTTTGTTGAATAATTGATTTATTGATTTTGGAATTTTGATTCTTTGTTCTGCTTTAACTGTATAACCATCCTCTATTCCATTAAGATATGCTATTATCCAGGCATACTGGGATGTACCAAGGAACTTAAATGAAATTATATCAAGTCTATTTTCCTCTGTATATGGGACTACATAATAATCTACATCTATCTGTGAGGTAAATGTATTAGGTGTTTCAAGTGATACAAATCTTTCATTTATAGATTGTGGACTATGAATTAGTTGTCTAAGTGTCCTGTATCTTGATATATGATCAAATGCTCTACATACCCCATATTGTATTCCATTATGTTTTAGCTTTCTATATGGAGTGAGTGTATTTTGTATTTTCATCCTTTACCTCCTTTATCCGATTAATGGTAAATCTCTAACTGTTTTATTTGTTAATTTCTTCTTTGAGATTTCAGTTATTGTTAATGTTAGTGTACAGTGTAAGTAGTAGCCGTCATGTCCTATCGGGCCATCCCAGTTAACACTTACGTCTGTTACGATACCAGATATTAATAGTTTTCCTGATACATAGAATTCAACTATATCTGAGTAGACAGCTGATCCTCTGTATTCTGGATAGCAACAAGCCATACATGCTCTTACTAATTTATTTGCTTCACCGTCTTTATGGTCTCCTGTCCACATATCTCTATGGAATGAGAAAGTATATGTGTTTGTTCTTGGACCTGAGGATTGATATAACATCCATGGTTCATATTGATATAATAAATCTGGCATTTGTGAGTAGTTAGCTTGTCTTTTATCTGACATTTCCTCAGGGTACACAGGGAACTGTATATCCTTACCAGTTAACTGAGAATGTAATGTAACCTCTCCCCAAGGTATTCTAAACCAATTCATTGGATTACTTACAGAATCAAGGGAAGGTGATATAGTATTTGACATTACCCCTCTACTACTATAACTATTAAAGATAGCTGGGTTCACTGTGTGTGGTGAATTTGTTATTGATTTTATTACACTATTATATACATTGTGTGTTACATGCTGACTGTTTCCTAATATGTTTACAGAGTCTGGAAGTGTTATTGAATCTGGGATTCTTAGCATATCTGGGAATGTGTTTACAGTTGCAAGTGCTTTCCATCCTTCATCATCTAATAATGCCGCATTTTCAAATACATCAGAATCTCCTGTAAATGTATTAAGTATAGTACACTTTGTTTCAGGACTCACACTTTGTATTTCTTTTGATCTTTCAGCGATGTGTTTATAAAAAGCCTCACCTACTCTTGGAACACGCTGTACTCCATTGAGGTGAAGTGTTTGCATTATGTTACGTGTACCAATTTCCTTTGTTAGATCGCTGAGTGTTGTGTGTTTATGAATTTTAAGAAATTGCATACTATTATATCTCCTTTGCGATTGCATTAATTAATTGAGCATTTAACTGTGGATCAGCTTTTGCAAGTCTTAATGCCTTTAAGACGTGTGGCTCAATGAACATTGTAGGAGGTCTATGATTTAAAGCACCTACCGGATACCTACTTAACCAATACTCACTCACATTGTAACATGCTTTATAAATGTACTCACTGTAACTATCACTTTCCATTTTTATATTTAATAGATCATGTATACTTTGTAGATCATTGTATGTTGATGTTGTAGGTGAGAGTGCTTCTCCTAACATATATGTGTAGATCCAATCAGGTAACTTGAGATCGTCACGATTCTTTGTTTTGACAATGTTTATATGATAGGCTATATTATCTATTAACTCATTGTATTTCTCGTCCATCTCGCCTAAAATATTAGGATAGAAATCTTTGAACACACATAACTCTTTTTCATTTATCTCATTGTGTGCGTTTTCTACTGTTTTAAATGGAAGAAATACATCAAACATCTCCTCATCTGAAATTAGATGAGGAGGGTAGTCTGGAAGATATCCTAGCCTACTATATTTGATCTTAATAGTATTATATAGAGTTTTCATTATTCTGCTATGCCTCCTATGAACATGTGGTAGTCACCACTTCTCCAACCGTCTATGTCATCGATTGATGATATTCCTGCGATACTGTTAACCCATCTGGCATCTGTGTAGAATGAGATAGTTCCTAGTACAACATTTCTTTGTGAGACTTTATCATATTTTTGTGTTAGGGCTGTGAAGGATGTATTTTTCATCATATATCCACCTACTCCTCTATAATGTGAAACGAAGTTACCTGTTACTTTTAATTGTCTTGTTACTTTGTTTGCAGGATAATTTAATCCGATTGATTGAGGAAGTATGAATTGTTTTGAGTAAACTGTTAAGCCTTCATCAATGTTTGCAGTTGTACTATCTCCTACAAGCATTATTATTCCTATTATGTTACCTGATTTGTCAAATGTTAGTCCTTTAAGTGAGTAGGCGTAGTGGTTATCATTTATATATGCTGTTGTCCATGGGTCTTCACTTTCACTTGATTGTGTTTTATCAACGAGTCTTACTGTCATTCCGTCAACTACAAGATCTGGATCTGTTATTTGATATCTTTGGTACCAAAGGGATAAGTTATTTATTGTGTGTGTTTGCTGTAATACGTTTGAGTCATAATATAAGTTTACATTGTCAAGTATTATATTTGGTGTTCCTGAGATATTACTATCTATTCTTAGTTTATCACAATTCTTGAATGTGATTGTTGTATTAGGTGAAGGTGTTCCACCTATGTGTACATGTACTGAGGTACCGTATCTACTTCCTATATCATGTATGAATAAGTTACCTTCATCTTTTTCTATTTTTAGATAAATGTGTATTACATTTGGATCTTCTCCGGCTTTAATAGCTTGTTGTGAGTGTTCTACATTCGGGAATGCTACTCTATCATTTATGTTTTCATCTAATACCTTTTGTAATTCTTTTATTGATAAACCAGAACCCTCTTGATAGTTGTTACCAAGCTGATATGATAGTACTCCTGTTAGTAGTAGTTCATAGTCAACGAGTCTTAAGTGTCCATCATCATCTACTCTTACATATCCACCACCTATTGCATTTGATGGTACATTTAAGAATCCACCGATTGATGTTTCACTTGCTAATGAGATTTGTCCTGTTATCCATATTGGATCTTCATAGTCTAAATGATTTTCAACAAGGCTTGGTGTGTAGTAGTAGCAAGTCCATGTTTCTACTCCCGTTGTTTCGTCTACACTCTTATGTCTTGCAACGAAGTAATCTACTCCAAGTGTACCTCTATAGTTTGATACCTCCCATAATGTAGGTGAGTTTTCTGCTGGGCTATTTATGTTAGCACTTGCTATACAAATACCTCCGGCTAGGGCTGATGGAGTTTTTCTAAGCATAACATCATACGCACCTTTGTAAGTATCAGCGTTTGTTGTTGAGGCTGAGGTAAGTTTTGATACTATGCTATCTACATATTTAATTGCAAGTACCTTTGATGGTCCTACCATGTAAATTGTTGATGGGCCTCTTCCTACATTTTGTCCACCGATTGTTTGGTCTTCTCCAACTAAAATGTAGTCCCCAGGTCTCCAGCTAAAGTCATCTGTTACATTGTATTTATCAGCTAACTGTCTTATTGAATCATCTATTCTTTTTACAAGTTTAGTTTCAAGGTCTGAGAATGTTGCTGATATCTTAGCAAGTGATGCATCGATTTTAGCTGTACTTGAAGAGATGTGTTGTTGGATTGCTGTATTTATTTGTTTATCTGCTTTTGCTATAAATGTTTGAGTTGTTGTGTTTATGTCTCTTACTGTCTTTAGTAATTCTTCTATTTGTCCCTGTAATGTTATTATTTTGTTATTAAGTTCTTTTATCTTTGCATCTTGATTACCCTGATTTGCACCTTCAAGCTGTACTATACGTCTATCTAATTCTTTAATTGAGCCCTCTATGGACTTTATCGCTGAGTTAGTTGATTCTATATGTGAGTTGAATTGGTCTGTGAAGTAGTTTGATGCAGCATTTGATACACGGGCATCTACTGTTGATAATATTGTTTCACTTAATGCTTTTAGTTCTTTTCTTACATCACTTACAGATGCTCTTATTTGGTGGATGTCTGAGAAGTAGTCAGATATTATATTTGTACGATTTGCTACAGTTGATTCTGGTATAACAGGTAATTGTGATCTATCTGTTAATACTGGAATGTATCCCCTCATTCTTGAATTTGGAAGTCTGTAGAATCTATCTACTCTGTTACTTATTTCTTTTATTTTGTTTGTATAATTCTTTCCGACTATCCCACCTAATCCACTTTCGTAATCTGCTACAGGAAGTTTTAATGCTTTATCTTGATAGTATAAGTCCTGTCCCTGTGTATTTTTCATTCCTGGAACTTGTTTGTGTGGAAGTATTAATGATACGTCACCTGTTTGTTTGTTATATTCAAATCTTGCATTAGGTGATGGTTTGATAAGTGTTGTTTGTGGGTTATTGTCCCATATCATTAATGAATCTGTTGAGTCCATCCATGTATCTTTATCAGTTAAATTTGTTCCATCAGGGCTCTTACCGGCGAATGTGTAAATTCTATTTGGGTTAAGTCCATTCTTTGTTACATATATGTCTGATAGTATGTTTGTCATATTTGATAGACGGCGTGCGTCTAATGATTTTGACTTTTCAGGATTATGTTTTATATTAGTTACTTTACCGTTTTTGAAACTGAATGTACCAAGTAATAGATGCATATTGACTGCTGATTCTACTTGAGTTTCGTCTTTCGGTAATCTTTCTTCGCCTTTCTCTACTATTACAACTTGTACACCTTCATAATAATCATCGCTGTTTTCTATAAGAGCAGATCCTGCAAGTGTTTGGTAGGTGCTGTACATCATTTTTAAGCCGATTGCAAGTTCACCTTTTAGTAGTTGTCTTCCCTCTTGTCCAAGTGCGAAGTTAGCTTGTGCTATATCTATTAGTATTGGTGTTAGACTTTGTATAAAGTGACCATTTACAAGTGCTCGTCCTGGAGCTATTTCTATTATTGTACTTGATATTGTTTGATGTGTTAGGTTATCATGGTGTGGTGAGATTTTAAAGTCTTTATCAGAATGTGTGAATGATGGTCCAATTACATATTCAACGTCTGGATCCGTGTCTACGCTTTCTCTCGCTCTTAAATTCCATTCAGATAACAACTGTCCACCGGCGTGTGAATTTGCGAGTGGAAAGATGTTAGTTGTGTTTACTGGAAATGATATAAAATTCATACTGTTTATTTCCTCCTATATTTTTTCTCTTTTATATATGTGTTATGGTCTTATATAAGGTCTATATGTTATTTTAACCACCATTTGTTGTCATTCCAAGTGCCATTGCTGAAAGTGATTCTAAGAGTGCAGAATGTCCATTTGTACCAGCTACTTGGTTTCCTTGATTCATTATAGCTTTTGTTATTATAAGTATTTGTGAAAGTAATGCATTTGTTTGCATTTGTGGGTCGGCTAAGTCGACTAAGTTATTTGTAAGTACGTTTGCGAGTTCAGTTACAACTGCTCCGTTTTCTTGTTTTCTATAATCATTTTGTATCTTTGTTACATCCTCAAACTTATAACCCTTTGTATTTGAGTAATATGTGTGATTAACGAAATATTTCATGAATTCATTGTAGTATCTATTAAAGAGTCCAGATGACCCATTACCGAGTGATACGTATGAGCCCCATCCTTTTTCTATCCAATCGCTTTTAAATATTTTTTCAAATTTATCTTGACGTCCTATGATGTCTTGTAGTTTTTGATTTGTTTGATTTATTAGATTGAATAATGGGTCTTTGAATTGGGTTGGGAATTTATCAGTCCAGAAAGCTATTCCTGTTTCTCTGTATAGCTGTTCGTGTTGTCTTATTTCGTGTAATGATTGTGCTCCCCTTTCTGTTTCTTTTGCATCAAAGTGTGCTTTAACTTGGGCCTGTCCATAGCCAGCGTCTGCGAGTGCTGAATTGAAGTCAGATATTCCGAAAGATGATGCAGATTGTGCCCAGTCCTCATAACTCTTACCTTGTTTTATGAATTTTTCATTCAGGTATTCATCAGATAACATCTTTTGTATTATTGAATTTGTTCTTAGGGCAGATGACGATTTAGCTGATGTACCAGATAATGTTTTAACTGTTGCAAGGGCAGGCTTTGATGCTTTCTTTAATAAGCTTTGTAATGCTTTTGCACTTGATTTAGTTTTACCGAAGGAGTATTGTGAGGATATGTCGTTCGGTGACATTGGTCCATTGAAGTTACTTAATCCTCCAAGTAAATCTGATTTACTGTCAAATCCTTCAAGGAATGGATTAGATAGTATCTCCCAGTTTCGTTGCATTCTATTAATTGTTTTGTATCCTGAAAATGAGCCCATCATTTCTAATATGTGTGGAGCTACTCCTAAGTTTGCATTACGTGTTGTTAATTGATATAATTGTTTGGCGTTACCTTGTCCGACCTTTCCAACCTCAAGTAACCTCTTTATATCACCTTCATGGCCTGTTGCTTCATCTTTTGTATTAATAAAGTTACCGATTTTCTTAGCCCATGCGAAAGGGTTAACTAAATTAAGTACATTTGTAATTTTGTTCTTTATAAGTTCTATGGCTTCTGCAGTTGACCCAACAAGATTAACTGAGAAAGTTGCTTGCATTAATTCTCTTTGCATCTGTTCTTGCCACATATGTCTTTGTATTTCACGTCCTGCCTCATTGTCTAATACATGTGAAAGTCCTTTTTCAATCATGTATTTGTTTATTTGTTGCATATTTAATTGTTCAGCTGACGTTGTTGTTTGTCCTGAGGCTAAGAGTTTCATATTTTCTTGTAATGAAGCCTGTGACATAGACATATTTGAGATTGCATCTGCTACGTCTTTAAAGTTGATACGTGCGAAGGCGTCTGTTGACATGCCGAATAATTGTGCATATCCTTCAGCCTTTTCCATATATGCCCCTTCTCCGTGTGAGGTAAACATTTTGTTTAAGTTATTGAAAAGGGTTGACATTATTTGTTTTGGGTTCTTGGCGAATGATTGTAAGAACTCTGTGTTAGATGCATTTATTCCAGCAAGTGATCTTAGTGCTACTACATCATTTGAGTTACCACCGATTAGTAGTTTTGTTATTGTGTCTACTACACCATTTGCAAGGTCTGGTGAAACTGCTCCAAGTGTTCCTTGTGTTGATAAAAGTACTCCAGCTATTTGTGAGATGTTACTTGATTTTGCAGTTTGTGCTATTCTTGTTGCTGTATCATATATTGATTGTGCGTTTGTTAGCCCTGTTGTCATTCCACCATTTAGTGTTCGGCTTGCATATAATAAGCCTGAGGCGAATTCTGATAATGTTTCATTAGCAGATTTCATTGCTTCTTCTTGTGTTTTGCCAAGTTTAACCTGGTTTGCAACTATTGATGCATATGTTGATGCATAACCGAAGAAGTCTTGGGTCGGAAGGGCTGCATTCATTTTAGTTGCTTGGTAGGCGAATTCTTCTGCTATCTTACCAGATAACCCTGCTTTAAGAACTTGTGTAAGTCCTTGTGTGATATCTGTACCAGCTATTACTGAGGATAATCCTTCCTCTCTTAATCTACTTGCGAAAGCTGACATTAAGTCCTGTAAGTTAGATTTTGTGTAGCCCTGTGTACCATTTATGGTTCTTAAGTTGTTATCCCATTGTCCATATATAGTGTTTGCAGCTTTTTCAAGTATTTCAAAAGGCTTCTTCATCATTGTTTCAACGTCAGCCATCAGTCTTGCTTGTGCTAGTTTTAGGTTCTGTTCACGAGTAGCCTGTGTTCTATTTGCAGCTACCATCGCACCTTTGAATAGCATTCCTACTCCCTTGAATATTCCACCTACTCCACCAACGATTGCTTTTAATCCAGCAAATGCAACTGTTGTTAATCCAATTGCAGCTGCAAGGTGTGGAAGTGATAGAGACATTTTTGATAATGCTGCTCCAGCTTTTGCTATTCCACCATTATTAATAAATGATGCACTGTTTTGTAGCTTTGACGTTGCAAATGAAAGTCCCTTTGCTTTTAGTCCAGATATCGCATTTAATGTGTTAGCACCCATTTGTGTTTGTTTAAATGCAGATAATCCCTGTTTTGCTATTTCTTTACCTATTGTACCAGATAATGATTGTACGTCTGTCCCAAGTTGCTTGGCAAAGTCTTCAAATATCTTACTTACGTCTTTCTTGAAGTTAGATCCAAGTAATCCTTCCATCAATTCATCTTCGAATGAATCAAGGAACCCTTTACTTGCACTCCTAGCTTTATTAGATGTGTTGTACATGTTTTTGAAGACGTTTGATGATTCTTTTTGTCTATCTTGGGCGAAGGATTGTGAGAATTTATTTGGGTTTGAGGCTATTGATTTAAGTGATGCATCGATTGAGTTTAAATGTTTAAGTATTTCTGAATTAGGTGTGTTATTGTTGTTACCTAGGTTCGCTGCATTCTTAACAATATCGTCTAATGCCATGTTTACCTCCTTTTGTCTATAAATGAGTAATAAAAAATGCGGGCAGGATAACATATCTATTATCCTATCCCGCATGTTTACTTATATTATTTGTCTCTGTAAGTTATTCTGAACACATACAAGGTTCTATTCTATTGTTTCTTATTTAGAGCTCTTTCCCTTTCTTTTAGTTCTTCTGTAAATCTTTCTACATATTTCTTTCTTATGAAGATGGGCTGGGACATTATCCATTCGGCAGATACTGCTCCCTCAGATGCTCTTGCTATAAATAATGATTCATCTATTATTCTTTCATATAGCTGTTGTCTTAGTTCTTGATATGTTTTAGTTTTTCCCTGTACTTCTAGAGTCTCTCCATTTCCATAAATCTCCCAGGGTCGGACGAAAAAATTTATCATCCATTAATGCTATAAATGTTGCTTCCATATTACCGCATTTTGGACATTGTCCTAATCCACCAGCTCTTATTCCGTAGTCTGTTAATTCTAATACTTTTTCTTTTAGTATTATGTAGTCAGCAGCTGTTAGGTTTTGTGTAACTTTTAGTTTTATTTCAAATGGAGTAAGTTCTGTATTGTGTCCAATGCTTTTGATCATATAGCATATTCGTGCAAGGTCTATGTTTTGTGTACCATCTGTCATTTTGAATACTTTGTCCTTACGGGCATTTAGCATTTCACGGATAGTTGGTAGTTTAAGATGTATGTCTTCATTAAAATCAATGAAGTTTTCTTTCTTTATAACTATATCATTTTTAAATTTCTCAGGTAACTGTTTACATCCTATTGTCATTAAGTTAACTGAGTATTCACCATGACTTATTTCACCACATTTATCACAAAATATTGTGTTAGTTGTGAAATATGGTCCGTAGTTTAGTAGTCTAAGTGCTCTACATACCCATTGGAAATCTATTTCAAGTAAGTTTCCGAAATCTATCTTTTCTTCAACACACTGTGGAAGTATTTTTTCAATGAATACTCTTTCGTAGTCTTCTGCACTAATGAATTCTAGTTCTGATGATGTTGGTAATGCTGTTAGTGTTAGTTCATCTGGGATATCATTGTATAATCCCTTGCCGAGTAACTCGACTTTTTCTGATATTGCCATTTTTCTTTTCTCCTTTAGTTCTTTAAGCAGTTAAATTATTTGAATATCCATCTCTTTGACCAATCAATGTACTCTGCATTAAATAATGAAATTGATCCTTGATCTTTATCATTGTCGATATAAAGTAATTTGATAAATAGTCTTGCATGTAGTCCATCTATTTCTTCTGTTATTTCTCCACCCCATCCATATTCACAAACTATTTTGCATTGTTTAAATAGTTTAGATAGTAATGGATGTTCATTTGATAGTTCATTTGACTCTCCTGAGATACCTGTGTAAGATTCTTTTGTAGTCAATTTCCAATTCATTTTTACATTCTTAATATCTAATGTATCTTTGATTCTATCTGTTACCTCGTCTAACGGGATGTTATCATAAAATTTCTTTATGTCTGAGTTAGATATAGTGTCAATGTTTGCAAGTAGTTTCATGTCTCTCTCTCTTTCTTATTTATTAATATTCATCATATTCTTCAACATACTCAAGCTCAAGTGTGTTGATAATATTTTCTGCATCACTTTCTGAGATATATGCTAATAGCTCATCTATTAGTACATCTTTGTCTAATACTCCGTCCTCTATACATTGTAATAGATATCCTCTGTTACTTTGTACATCTATACCTTCTGATGCTTGTATTTTGTTTGATGATATTTTCATATTTCTGTCCCCTCTCTTAATTTCTAATAATTTCATATTCTGGTGTATGTTCATAATCTTCGATAAATTTCCACTTACTATCTGCACTTGTGTAACTTGCAAGGAATAGTGGTATTCTTTGTTCATCTCCACTGTTGAATAATACTTCTAAATATATAATGATACCTACTTCGTATTTTGGCTCAGCTAATCCTTGAAAATATTCAGAGTTAGTTGCCCTAAGGTTACTTCTGACATCACTTACTATAGAATATTCTTTGATAATGTTTTTAAGTAATGATGGATTAGTTTCTGTAAATACATCAGATTCTGCGTTAAGAATAATATGTGGGTCATAAGCAGATACACGATAATCATAATCTACTTTAATATCCTTTCTACCTAATACTTTATTGATTTCATCTGTTATAGGCTTAAATGATATACTGTGATAAAATTCTTCTGCGTCCTTTCCTATTTGTTCCATGGTTAAACGTTCATTAGAAGTTGCGGCTAAAATTTTCATTTTTTTCCTCCGTTTATATATTTTACTATAAATTATCTATATACCCTTCACACTCTTTCTCATCTATAAAGTTTTTAGCTATTAGATGATAATGTGTGTCGAGTATATCATAATAATTTGTTACTGTGTTGTAGTAGATGATGTAGTTGTTGTATGTGTAAGAGTAAGATGTTTCATCTATTTCAACTATATCTTCTTCCTCTGGTAGTTCATATAATGAATTATCATATACAGTGGGCGCATCATCTTCAATTTTTATATCATTATCATTAACGACTAATGGGTATGCTCTACCTAGTCTTAATTTAGTTGTTAGCTGATAATGTATATTTCTTTTTGCTTCATTGTGTGTTCTCGCATATGTTTCTGCATGTTCTTTTATTGAGATTAACTGACCGAATTTGTTTTCAACCCTTCCGTCAAATACATATTTTCTTTTATGCTGTGATGTTAGTATTTTCAGCTATTTCACCTCCAATAATAATATTTGTATTACATAGTATATAACGATTTTCTCTTTTTAATTCTACTTTGAACTTATATTAGAGGTGCTATTATTTATAACACCTCACAATATAAGTCCGTGGAAGAATGAGGAAAAATGGTAATTCACTTCAATACAATACCATAGTCATATAAGGTATTATACAGTAAAATTGCTACCTCTGTGGTAGAGATAGCAAGATTACCAAATTTCAAGGAAAATTTGAAGATAGGAAAAAGAAGAAACCTATCTTCCTAGGGTAAAATGTTTATTTAAAACTGTGGATAGTATGTGATATAATAAGTTTGTTGTTGATTACATTACTCTCAAACAAACTGTGGATAGTATGCTGTGTTATTACCTTTGTAATTAAGGTTACATAGTATATAACGATTTCATTTTTCAATATCATATTATCTCTCAGCTACCCATGTATATCTTGCTTGTCCACAGTCATATACTGGAAGCCATCCGTCATTTATCATCAATTCTTCATTGGATGTTCCTTTACCGAAAGAGGCATTGAATAATTGATCGTAACCTCTACTTAGTAATAAGTTATTTGTTATTTTCTTCTCTCCCTTTGACCATATTTTATTTGGTTCTGTTATATCATCGAGTTTCATTCCTATCTTCTCATATACAGATCCATTAAACTTTGATAGGTCACAATATGATATTATTGATTTTGGGTTATAGTGTATAACGAAGTATTTAAAGAGTTTAGATGCTCCACCTATTACTTTGTAGGACGAGTTTGTACATAGTCTTAGTAGTTCCCATTCGTATTTCTTGTTGTATCTTGGTTTTCCAAATGTCATTACCTCAACTAACTCTCCATTATAATATAATCCGAGGCAAACTTTTTGTCCGTTACACCTGCCCTGTAAATGATATAAGTTTTCAAATATGTTTGTTGTGTTAACATCTATTTCTCGTATTACACATTTTCTTGCATATATTATTTCTTTTTGTTTTAATAATAGTAATATTTTATCTATATTGTCCCAGTCGAAAATGTGTATACATCTATAACCATATTTTTCTGCAAGCTTTGTTTTATTAATGTGATAATTTTTATTAATTATCTTTCCATAATGATTGTTAACTACATTATGTGTGTATGTCGGGTTTATTTCTATTAATGTTTTTGTTTGATGTATTGCTATATCATATAGTTTATCTTCTAAATTAAATTCATATTTTATTATATGTCCACTATCTATTAATAGCTGTCCTATTTCTTTATTTATCTTTGAAACTGATTTTATATTATTATCTATGCAAGACTTAGCTAAGCAATGATATGGTACACTATATTTTTCTAATACTGTATCACTTTGTTTTTTGGCGAGTTCTTTATTTTGCATTGCATAATCCACACCATACTTTTGTTGCATTGTAGCCTTCATCTTTGCCTTATTACTATCGCTTTTAATTATTTTTGATAATTTAGATTTAATAGCTGGGTGTTGTGAGATATTCTTTACACCATATCTACTCATACATGTTGATTCTCTATTATCGCGTGATTTGATACCTGCATCAGATAGCTTTTTTCTTATATCATTATTCTGAGAGACAATTGGTACACCATATTTATCTATACATGTCCTCTCTCGTAATTTATTTGAGCATTCTGTAGAGCAGCATTTAACTAAATTTATATCTTCTATATTTATTTCAACATCCTTCCCACATATTGGACAGGGCCTATAATGTTTATTATTACAATATTTTTGTGTTGATGATATAGATGTAAATTCTTTACCACATATCTCGCATTTCTTTATCTGAGAATTAATTGTTCTCTTTCTTAATATAGCACTACATATTCTAGAACAGCATCTCTTTGGGTTTGTATGATTCCATATGAACTGCTTACCACATACTTCACATTTTCTATAATGTTTATCATTGCAGTAAGCTTGTGTACCTCTGCATTCAAATTCTTTACCGCATTCTTTACATATTCTTATCATCTATTATCATCTCCCATCTCTTAACTCCACAATCATATACTCTTACAAAGCCGTATTCTATCATTATTTCATTCTCTGTATTGTTTTCAATATCTATCGTATAATCATTTAATAATTTTCTTAAAAATCTTTTTTGACATCTCATTCTGTGATAGTAAATGTTATCATTTATATCAGTCCATATATATGACGGAGTTGATGTATTTGTATGTGTGAAGTTTAGTGTTTTATATAGTGTTCCTCGTGTATGTGCGAAGTCTGAGTATGATATTATCTTTTGTGGGTTATATTGTTTAATAAAGTGATTTAATAGCTTTGATGCAGCTCCTTGTATTTGATGATTTTGTAATGAGCAGAATCTTGATAGTTCATATACTCCATGATCACCTAATTCTGCACCCATTCCAGGCCTCATCTTACCAAATGTCATAACAGAAACTATCTCATTATCATACTTTAATGCAAGTCTTATTGGTGCTGTAAGTCCTCCCTGTTTATGATTTTTATCTAAAAAGTTCTTACATTCTGTATGTGTGATTTCACATATTTCACATTTCCTTGCACCTATCTTAATATTATTTTTATTAAGGAGTGTTCTAATCATTGATTTTATTATATCATTTTTGTTTTTCCATTCATATCCGAATATGTGAAATAAGAATATACCTTTATCCTCACATTTTAATGATTTGTTATAATGATATAAATAATGTTTTGGAGGACTTCCCCAAGGGTCATTGACTGATGAATTATGTGTACATGCTGGGTTACATTCAAAAGCTATATTGTACTCAGGTAAATATATATCTAACTCATAAGGTGATATCATATTTCTATCATTTCTTATTATTTTTATATTACTGTCGAGTGAATATATATAATCTACAACATCGGATTCCATAGTACTATATGTATGCTCTATTAAGTCTGAGGCATTATGTGCTACTAGTATATCATATATCGGAGTGTTTGTTACACCGAGATCATTTTCAAGTGTAGATATAGTCGGGTTATTCTCGTAGTGTGTTTTAATATAAGTAATCGGGTCATTCTTAAATGATAAATAGTTGTCTACTTTACTACCATCAATCATCTTCTTTGATAATGTTTCTTTTGTAGGAAAATGCCCCTTGATTCCATATTTACTGACACATGTTAATTCTCTTTTCTTCTTAACACTTTCATTCTTCATAGGGTTTTTATCACCATATTTTCTCATACATGTAGCTTCTCTACCCTTTAAATAATTCTCAGATTTCATTATAGTTGATAACTTCTTTCTGATCTCAGAATTCTTCGCAGGATTATATACACCATATTTTCTCATACATGTAGCTTCTCGCTTAGTGCGAACACGCTCTGAACTATTTACCTCAGATATTTTATCTTTAACTTCCTGTAATTTTGATACATTATCCACACCATATTTCTTTTTAACTGTTAACTTTCTAAGCTCACCCTGGCACTCAATACTACATGTTTTAGGCTTCTCATTCGGTGAACATATATACTCAAATTCCCTATTACATATAATACACTTAGATAAATGAGGCCCAGTACAATATACCTGTGTACCACATTTAGGTGTAAACTCTCTCCCACACTCTTTACATATCTTATTATTAAACATATAATATTATCCTCCTATATCTATTATAACGATTTTCATTTCAGATTTATAGAAGGTATATTATGTTTCTATGTTTACCTGTTGAAATGTGATGGACAAGGGATTATGTTGTAGTACTTACCTTATCCATCTCGGGAGGTGTCAATTAGGTAAGCAATCAAAAATTTCAAAAAAAAATGGAAGGCAACTTATGTTACCTTCTCTACCTTCAGAAATTAGGTGAATTTTACAATCCCTAGTTTTACTTGAAATCTTCCGGTTTTAAGTAGATGGCTCTGGAAATTATCAAAGGTAATCGAACTTTTACAATTTCCCCACCAGTTTGACTCATGGAACCGTTATCTAGTGCTCCAATCCATGTTCCAGGGCACTTGATAACATCTTTTGGATTTCCTTGTCCGTCATATTTAATGAAGTACACGTTTCTCATATATTGGCTAGGTAGTCCCATTTTTTCTGTGTCTGGATCATATACTTGTTTTCTCCAAGCTCTTAAACTGTCAAGAACATTTGGTTCACAATAGCAGTTTAATGTCCAATCTACATTTGAGAATGTTACTTTACTTGGGAATTTTATTAATCCGTTTCCGTAATGTACTACTATTTGGTCTTGTTCTTCTTGTACTGCTCCGACTTCATCTGTTGATAGTGTTAGGAGGTCGGCGAATTCTGTAGGTGATGTACCGTCCATGTTTGCTATTCTTATCTCAAAGTTATTAGTTGTTAGAGGTACGAAGTTGTCCTGGCCTAACATATGTGATGTTCCCATGTGTAATGGTTTAAACATAATAAACTGTTCTCCTTTCATTGTTAAATTTCTTACATGGTCATATAAGGTGTTTTGAGAAATTTGTTATAGTGAATGTTAATTACCTTGTTTTTGCATAACGTTATTAATAGAAAGTTCGTTATATATTGTGTACATATTATTTTATAGTGAGGAGGTGATGTAATGTGATTAAAATATGTAAGCATTGTGGTAGGGAGTTTGAGACTAATAATCCACAGAAGATATATTGTGATGGTGTTCATTATAGGCCTTGTCCTGTATGTGGTAGCGATGTTGCTATGCTTAATAATGATTTTTCATACCCTCCAAAGTGCTGTTCTACTAAGTGCTCTGTTATTCTTCGTAGATCTAAATATAAAGATAAAATATGTATTGAATGTGGTGAGACCTTTCGTCCTAACAATGTTAGTCAGGTTATATGTAATAGATTACATTATAGGAAGTGTGAGGTGTGTGGTAAGAAGTTTGAAGTTACACGTCGTGATATACATGATAATATTACAACCTGTTCTATGGAGTGTAGGAAGATACTAACTAAAAGGCGAAATTTAATTAAATATGGAGTTGAACATCCTATGCAGTGTAATGAGGTACAGACTAATTTTCATAAAGCTATGAAAGAGAAGTATGGAGTTGAACATGCTTTACAGATTCCAAGTAAGGTTACACAGCAACAGAAGTCTGCATATCAAACTAATATGAAAAATCATGGTGTTCCATACGCTTGTTTAACTCCTCAGTGCATGAATGCGAGCCATACTGTTATATCTAAGACTAATAAGTCATTTTCAGATTTACTTAATAGATATAATATTTCACATTCACAGGAATATGTTATTGATAGAAAGTCATTTGACTTCTATTTACCAGATCACCATACAGTTATAGAGATTAATCCATCCTACACACATTCTATTATTGAGAATCATTTTCATGTTAAAGTCAATAGTAATTATCATTTAGATAAGAGTAGATTGGCTAAGGAGCATGGGTTAAGGTGTATACACATTTTCGACTGGGATGATTGGACTAAGATTGTTTTACAGTTTACACCTAAAGTAAAGATATATGCGAGGGATTGTAAGATTGAGGTTATTTCTCAGGATACTGCTAATACATTTTTATCAAATTATCATTTACAAGGTACATGTAAGGGACAGGAAATATGTCTTGGTCTATATTATAATGATGCACTCGTTCAGGTAATGACTTTTGGTAGGCCTAGATACAATAAGAAATATGAGTGGGAGTTATTGAGGTTATGTACGTGTACTGAGTATAATGTGATTGGTGGAGTTTCAAAGCTGTTTAAACATGCAGTTAATTCATTTAATCTAAATAATATTATATCATACTGTGATTTATCTAAGTTTAATGGCGATGTATATGAGAAAATAGATATGAGACATATTAGAGATACAAAACCAAATAAGATATGGTCTAAGAATAGGCGAAAAATAACTGATAACTTATTAAGACAAAGAGGATATGATCAGTTATTTAATACATCCTTTGGCAAAGGTACAAGTAATGATGAATTGATGATTAAAGATAATTGGCTACCAGTTTATGATTGTGGTCAATGTGTCTTTGAATATAGAAAGGAGATATAATTATGAGTGAAAATGAAAAGAAAGTTAAGTGGTGTAAGTATTGTGGTGATCCATTTTACCCGAATTCAAATGCTCAGAAATACTGTAAGGCTAGACATTATCGCGTTTGTCCTGTGTGTAAGAATTTTTATTTTGAGGATAATTTATCTAATTTATCTAAGCCTGAGCGAGGATGTTCTTATAAGTGTAGGGCTATATTGCGTAGGGAGAAGTCTTTGAAAGAGAATGGGGTCAGTGAACCAGGTAACACACCCCAGGCTAGAGAGAAAGCGAAGCAAACATTAAAAGATAAGTATGGTGCAACTGGTTCAAATGATTCTGTAATACAGGTTCATAAATTACTCTCAGAATATACTAACTTAGATTATAATAAATGTGAGTTATCTTTGTATGATGCAGATATAAGACGTATTGAGTTTAATGATAATAGTTCATCCATTAAGTTATCAGAATGTGTTATGGAAGATCATGTTACAGTTTGTGAGTTTAGTAGAGATAAGTATCAATATGTAGACGGAGTTGTATGTGAGGTATTAAAGTATTATGATGTAAATTCAGTTTATAATCTTATTAATGCGTTTTTATCTATTTATTCAATTGACTTTGTGTATCTTGTTTGTGAGATTGATGATAAAATTATAGAATTACCGAAGAATTTGAACTTACAGTCTGAAAGTGTCTATAAATCTAAGTTAATTTTTAAAATTTCTAAATTATAGTGGTATGATTATACTACAAATTAAAACAAATGGCGAGATCGTTAAATCTCGCCTATTTTATTTTGCCAGCATTCTGGCAGTTCGCTCATATTTCATATTATTAATAATATACCAATAAATACATTAAATTATCTATTGGATATAACATAACTTTGTATTAAATCGTTAATAAGTGGCCTAATATGACGTCTTATAGATACTATAACATAATTTTGTTCATCTGCTAGATGATACAGCCTTGCTAATATCTGTTCTTTGTTATATTCAGCTACTACATGATGATTATAATCATACCATATAACTTTCTCTGGACGTACTATGACCGCATATCCTAGTGTGATTGATGCTTGTTTTAACATGAGTAATAGGTCGTCATCAGTTAGTAAAGTGCTATCTTCACTATGACTATCCTTCGAATAGCTTTCTATCTTAGAATTCATTTCAGTTTGTTCCTCATACATTATTAATGCATTATGCATAATAGTATCAATATGCTCTATTGTATTGCCAGACATTTGTTCCTGTTTAACGCATGTTGTTGAATATTTTATATCTATTACTTTTATATCATCTCTAGATATGAATTTATTTATTTTGTGCTGACATTTGTAATCAGTTGTTTCTGAGATTAATTCTACTTTCATATTTGTTTTCTCCTAATCGTATTTTCTAGTGCCTAATAGACCGCTAATATACATTGTAAGTAATAGCTCATTCACTTGTCTATTATATATTACAACCATTGTTGGAATGTAGTCATCACTCTTTATAGATTTAATTCGCTCATATAGATCTACCATATGAAGTGCTTCAAATACAGCACCTGCTTTATCAACTTTTATAGGTGTAGTATCTAATGTTCCATACTCTTCAGTACGTTGTCTTGTAAATGAAGGTATCATACTTGAATAAATTGTTCGACCTTTTTCCTTATCGTCTTTACATTCTATATCAATTATTATAAAATTCTTCACACATTCTGATAATACATCACATGCAAGTTGACCGAAGTCATCTTTTATAAGATTATTTGTTACAAGTATTTTAAATTTATTGAATGCGTCCTCTGGGTAGTTATCTCCATACACAAGAGTATGTTCAATATATGACTCTTTGTATACTCCCTGTACATATAGTTTATTATCTTCCTCTATTACATCAAAGTCGAGTTTAGATAATTTAACATCATTGAACTTTGAGTATCTCTTATTCTCAACAATTTCAGTTATCGCATTCCTTAGTCTTTCTCTTATTCTCCTCTGACATAATATAGAAATAACTTCTTTATATTCTTTATCATTATCTAGTATTTCTATATAGTCTTCCATGTAGTTTTTCATAATTTTCCTCCTTTGTATGTGTTATATATTATATAACGATCTTAGTTATCTAATACCCATTTTGTTAATCCTGCATCATAGACCTGAACATATCCGTGTTCTAGCATTATTTCTTTTTCTGTTTTATTCTCTATATCAATTGTATCGTCATTGAATAGTTTTCTTAGATTATGTTTTTGTGTTTTTAATCTATTTATTGTATATTCTGTGAAGGGGTCAACCCATGTGTATCTTGGTGCTACGTCATGATCTCTTTTAAACTTTAAATTCTCATATAGTTTTCCTGTTGTATGTGCGTTATCTGAGAAAGATATAAGTGGTGTGTTGTATTCTTTCATATAGTGTTTTAATAGTTTAGATGCCCCACCTACTACACTTGTATTTAATTTATTACAGAATCTTGATAATTCATATTGATTGCCCTGACCCTGTCCGATAGTTGATCTCATTTTACCGAAAGTCATCAATGAAACAAGTTCATTATTGATATCAACTAGTCCAAGTCTTATCGGTGCAGATAGCATCCCTTGTAAATGATTTTCATTTAAGAAACTGACTGATGTCTTAAAGTCAACCTCAACTACCCTTGTATTTCTCGCATATATTCGTCTATCAGTTAATCCTAATCTATTCTTAAGCATTGATTTTATTATATCTTGCTTATATTCCCACTCCCAACCAAATATATGAAATAATTCTACTCCAGCTTCTCTACATTTATCACTCTTCTCTTTATGATATAAATAATGTTTAGGCTCAGCTCCCCAAGGGTCTGGGATTGACGCATTGTGTGTAAAAGACGGATTACACTCTATTCCAAAATTAAACTCCGGTAAATACACATCAATTTCAAGTGGACTAATAACATTTCTATCATTATGTATCACATTGATATCATCTTTTAATGATTTAATATATTCTATTACTTCATATTCCATTGTTGATATACGATAATTGATTAAGTCCTTGCAATCATTATTATTTATATGTGCACATATAGTTGCTGTATCTACACCTAAATCTTTTGATAACTGAGTTAATGTTGTTTTAGTATCATAATTTGATTCAATATATTCTCTAGGATTTGTTCTAAAATTTATAAATTCATTTATTTTTGATGGGTCGTTTATCCTTCTTGCAATTCCATATACACTTGAAGTGTAATTAGTTGCACCATATTTCTCTAAATTTGTTGACTTCATCTTATCTTTAATAGCTTCATTTTGCATTGCATTTACTACGCCATACTTCTCTAAATTAGCTTGCCTTATTTTATCCTTTATAGTATCTGACTTAAATACATTTGTTACACCATATTTAGATAGACATGTTTCTTTTAGTCTATGTTTAAATTCAAGTGTTTGACTACATCGTTTTACACCATATCGTTTTAAATTAGTTTGCTCTATCTTATCTTGTATAACTTTAAGTTTAGTAGGAGATGTTACTCCGTATTTTTTCAAGTTATTTTCTTTTGTTCTATTTATAATTTCAACTGACTGTGAAGAGTATTCTACACCATATTTTTCAAGCATAGTTCTCTTTATCTTATCATTTAATTCCTTAGATGCAAAGCCCATTCCACCATATTTTTCTTGGTGTGTGTTTATACTTTTAGCTTTTATATTTTCATTACATAGAGGATATTTAGTACCATATTTTTCTAAGTTAGTTTGTTGTACTTTCTCTAATACTGCTTCATTCTGCATAGGGTATTTAGTACCATATTTTTCTATATTTATTTTATCTATCTTTTCTCTAAACTCTTTATTTTTATGTGGATGATCTACTCCATAATGCTGTAAACAAGTTTGTATGCTTTTCTTTCTTCCCTCATCACTGAGTAAATAATTACTGTGACCATATTTTTCTATACATGTTTTCGCTATAAGTTTTTGTCTACATTTCATACTACATGCTTGTGGACCACGACATATCTCTCTAATTTCAACTTGTTTTCCACATACTGGACAGTTACCATAGTGTGGACCGTTACAGTATATTTGTCTATTAGATTGTGGAATAAATTCTTTACCACATAACTCACACGTTTTAGGCTTAAAGTTCTGTGGCGGTCTAGATGTACCATATTTATCTTTTACTGTTTGTTGAGCTTTTACTGTTCTAGACTTAGCTATACCAGATCTCTTAACATATATTCCTCTACATTCACGTGAACATGTTTTCTGAGTATATGGATGTATTAAATTAAATTCTTTACCACATATTATACATGTCCCTGTATGACAATCTTTACATACAGATGTTTTATGAGATGCTTGAAACTCTTTACCACACCTTACACACTTATATATCATATTATATTGGCCACCTCTTTTTAAATTAAAAAAAAATATGTGAGAACATTTTATTGCTCTCACATATTATAACGATTTTCATATTAAATTTTCAAAACTGTTAGAAATCTGCTCCTGGTGGTAGGCAAATAAGGTCAACGTCAATATCGTTAATTACCCCATACACCTTGATATATACTTTTCCGATTAATGTATTGGCATTTACATGGTCGAGACCTCTTATATCTGGATTCATTCTGATCTTATAGTCTTCAATTGCTCCTACATTTTTTAGGGTGTCACACACAGGGCTCACTCCCGCATAAAATTTTCCGATTGCTTGCTCATTGTTGTATTGGAATGTAATTGATAATCCTACTCTGTATACAACGTCCTCAATTGCATTTACAAGTAATCTTGTTGATAGGTTTGCAAGTGCTTGATATGTTGCTGGAGGTGTATCAAATAATGTTGAGTTACCCCATATATTTGTGCCAAGATCTGGAAGTGTTGTAATCGCATTAATTGATACTCCTTCTTGACTTTGCCATTTATCTAATAAATGTTTTGGAACTGTCCAGTCTAATTTGCCAATTCTTAAATTGTGTTTTCTATTAGTTGGAAGTGCCCATTCATATTGTATTGGTTGATTTAGTATTTGTGCTCTTTGTATCATTAATGCAAGGAATGATGGTGATGTTTGTACCATTTTTGATGTTCCTACATATTGATATTGTCCCCATGGGGCAAATAGAGCAGCATGTGTTGTTAGTAAACCATCTTTGTTTACATAATTATATTGTTGATAGTTTTGGGCAAGTGCGTCTGCATATCCTTTGTATTGCTGTCCAGTAGTTCCTTGTCCTTCAAATTTAACAAATTGTCTATTTAAGCATCTTGGTATATCTATATAAGCTGTTGCACATCTACTGTTTGCTGCAACGTCTAATAGTTTTAATGCTATTGGAGATGGTTCGATGCTTGGTTCATTTCTATTTTGTCCTGTCATTTGTTGAATCATTTCTAAGTCATCATAATAGAATAAGTAATCTTGATCATCCCAACCTGGAGAAATAACTCTGTTAGGGTTATATGATAATTTATCTTTTAGTAAGTCATATACACCATTTAAGCCTGTTACTTGTTCTTCCCATGCGTCATTACGGCTGTTATCCTTTGCATATACTACAGATGAATGTAACCATGATCTATAAAGTGCTATACGTTTGAAGTCAAGTGGTTTGTTTTGTATTGCGGAATTTACCTGACCTCTAAAGTGTCTTTGATGATTGTAGTATAGTTGTACCCAATTATCATATTTTGATTCCTCTAATTTAGTTATCTTTTTCTTTAAGTCTTCTTCACCGATTTCTGTATTATAGTCTGTACCACCGTCGAAGTGTACATATGTTGACATATGTTCACTATACATATTGTATTGACCTATGTCATCTATTTGTTCACCATTAGCTTCTTTTATAGGTTTTGTTACTTTTGTTATTTCCCAGTATTTTGATTCAATGTCTTTGTAATAAAGTATTTGATCTGTTGCGAATTCTAAGTGGAATGTAATGTGATGTGTTTCAAGTGCTGTACGTGTTCCATTTTCTCTGTTATCAAGGTATGTTGTAACTGTCCAGAATTTGTCAGCTGACTGTGCACCTACTCTTTCAGGTTGTTTGAATAGACTATTATGATCTGTCGTTGTGAATTGAATAGATAAGTTGTTTCCGAATGTACCAGGGTATTTTGCTCTCATTAATATTTGTGGTACATCTGGTTCATCTAGTAGCCCTTTCCCGCCTTGTTTAAGTACTACACTTGCATGTGCTCCAGGACATAGTCTACATACTAGAATGTCATATCCTGCTGTAAGTAATGTCATCGCCATTTGGTAGCTGTAGTCATTTGCTAATCTATGAGGTGTTGATGGTCCTCTGTATGTTGCAACGAATTTTTCAAGTCCTTCTTGACTTGATGGAAAACGTAACCAATGTGTTTGTTCAAGCATACGTGATACTTTTTGATTGTAGTTTTCTTCTTGTCCGTGTTCGTCTGGGAAGTATGTGTCTGGGTCAAAGTATCCTGGTCCCCAACATGCTGTTATAGGTAATGCTACTGTTGCATAACTTGATGTAGCTACGTTGTAGGAATAATTTTGACTAATTTCATTAATGTTAATGTGTGCCATTATGTGTCCCCCTATTTTGTATTTTCTTTATTTTTAGGTTGTGGTGCTGATTTTTCGTCCTTTGCACCTGATTTATCTGTCTTTGCTTCTTTAGGAGGTTCCTGAGGCAAAGAATCTAGTTTTTGAAAGAATGGATCATTTATATATCCTGGAACTTCTTTAGCTTCATTTGGTTTAAATTCTACACCATAAAAAGTCTTTGTGATGTCTGATTTGTTAATATAATACATATGTTGTATCCTCCTTACATGTTCTATATAAGGTCCTAAAATAGGGTGTATTTATGGATTACTCCTCTATTCCTGGACTTATTTCTATATGTTCTCTCTTTAATGTTACAGGTGTATAGTGTAATAATACTGCACCATGTATTCTAAGTTTTATTCCTACAGAATGTAATTTTCCCTCACTCAAGTAGTCTGAGGTTGACGAATATCTTTCAATTGAATCATCTATCACCTCTACCCCAAATCTTATCTTTCTATCAGATTCATAAGGGACTTTAAGATTTAAGAAGAACATCTCTGTGTATTTGAATAATAGTTCTCTTAATAGTTCGTCTATGTCTGAGGTATTAGTTGATAGTATTACGAGTGTGTAGTTTAGTGTTATTGGAATTGCTTTTTCGTAATAATACTGATTATTAATTTTATCAAAGGCTGTTGCAACTCCTTTGTGCATTCGTGTGAAGTTTTTGCGTCCTGTATCTATTTGATAGTTTGGATCACGTTCAAGTGAGATAATAGGGAAGTGTATTTTATCATCATTTATTTGTGAGGCAATACCTATTAATTCTTCAGGAGATACAATGCTTACTGCGTTATCACCGTCAGGTGTTATGTTAAATGATTCTTTTAAGTCCTCTATTATTGCATCATCATATAAGTATAACATTTATTATCCCCTTTCGTCATTTTCTTTTGTTGTATGATAGTCCCCTCTATAATCTGTTTTTGGTTTTAAGAATGTATTTGATTTATCATATTTCTTTGATACCTCTACCTTAGTGTGTCCTGAGATGTTGTTGTCATCATATACTGGAAGTACTTGACAGATGATGTGGTCTGGGGCTTGGAGGTCGTAGGTTAATTCTTTAACTCTAAATACTCTTTCTGGCATATCTGCATATTGTCCTGAGATCCTGAATATACTATCTTTTTGTAAGTGTGGTAAGTTAAAGCTACAGTGTATTATGAATGGTAAGTCTTTATCATTTTCAACAACCCATCCATATCTTTTAAATGTTTTAGCTTTTGGGTTACCATCGAAGAATATATGTGTATCATGTATACTTGAGTAACTATCTATTAATGATTCAGCCTGGTTATTTGTTCCTGGCATGTTTGGCCATTGGTACTTTACAGCTATACCTTGTAACTGTAATGCTTCATCATACCTTGCTCTCATTAATTTGATATCACTCTCAATCAGGCTCTTAACCATTTAACTCACCCTCTTTAATTATATCTTCTATATTTCCTACAAAGTCAAGCCAGTACCAGGATAATCTACTTTCTCCAAGTAAGTTTGATATATCACATATTGTTCCATTTGAAAGTCCTTTAGCGAAGTAGTTATATGATATTATCGCATTTTGTTCAAGTAACTCTGGGTGCTTATCTGCTTTAAATAAGATTACGTGTGACTTATATGAGTTAGAATGTGCTCCATATGAAATTACATGTACTTTTCGTATTTTATCAAATTTTAATTCAGCCAATACTTTAAGTGTTTGTATTTGTTGTTTTGTTACACCTATTAGTTTACTGAATTGTATGTCAAATCCATATTTTGCAAGTTCTTCTAGTAATACTGCTTTTGACATATTGTATGCATGGTGTGTGTTATTATCATGTATTGTTGCAATAGTTCCTGCTGCGTCTAATACAGTTGCGAATAATGTGCCTAAGTCTTTGTCCTCAACTGCTATACGCAATCCTTTAAGTCTGTCGTTGTTTAATAACTTTGATACTCTTATCTTTAAGTTTTGTGAGTTATTTGATAAACATTCTGGTAATCTGTTCCAATCATTTATTGTGTATCTTAATGGACTAGGCATACTTATTTCCTCCTCTTATTGTATTAACATATTCATGTAGTTCAAGCTGGAATGGTCTTAGTAGATCAAAATTTGTATCAGGATATTCTGAGAAGTATCTTGCTATCATATCTATTTTTAATTTGAAGTATAGTATTCTTATGTCTTCTCCTGTAAGTTCAGGATGTTTTTCTGCGAATATGAAGTATCTTGTTACTACACTTGAGAATGCTTTATGAACTTTTGGATCATCTATTGATAGATCTGCTCTTTGAATATCTTTAAAATTTGTTTCATTATATGATTTTAAATCCTTGAAGAATAAATTTGTAAGTTCTAAACTAGAAATCATCTCCGCCATCCTCCTCTTTTACGTCTACATGCCAATTCATAACGTCACTTCCGATAGTTGGGAAGACTTCTGTTAGTATTTCAGTTAAGCCTCTCTTTACACTTTCTTTATCTTCAACATTAATTGATTTACAGATATCTATGAAAGATTGTGCCTGTGTTAGTGTTGAGTCACGTCTTTCAAATTGTAGTGTAGATTGTGTTGTTATGATAGGATTCATATGGAGTGTAAATTGATTTACCATTCCTGACATGTTTCTTGCTATAAAGTATTTGTTAAGTGCATCTTTCCATCCTGCGAGATAGGCCTGTTCTATACGTCTAAGTGAGTTTGCGTATAGTGCAGATCTTTGTGATAGTACGGAACCAGCTCCACCAAGTCCTTCATTACTTGAAAAGTTCATTGCTTCTTTTGGTACACCTAATACTGATAATTTCTTGTCTCTGTAATACTCAAGTAACTTGTTATCTGCATCATTACTCTCAGCCATGTTTAAATCTGTTATAGAGATTGCTTCTTGTCCATCTACAAATGGTACATATACTAAGTTGTTAGGTGATTGTGGGTTAACATAGCTTTGTGCATCACCACTATTTGTGTCAAGTGACATTTGTTGTTGGATTGTATCTTTGATTGCAATTAGTGCCTGTTCTATTTCTTCCTCATCTCCTCCAGCTCTAACATTTATGAATTTAATTGTACGAGCAAGTGAAGCAAGTAGATTTGCATCTTCAAGTAATTTTAATGTTTGTGTTGGGAGAAGGGCTCTTGACATTAGAGGGTTTGAGAATTGTATGTCATATTGTTTATCTTCCCCTGACTTTGTCTTTACATTGAATTTGTAATCACCTATTAATCCATCAAGTGCAAAGTGTATACATGCTGATTCTGGTAGGAGTATATAATCATAACTTGATTCTTCAGGTTCTAGTATGTAGCCCTGTGGTTTTCCTCTATACCATAGATGTATGATTGTTTGTGGATCTATTTTGTAGGATGGGATTATATCAAATTCTTCATCATTTAATGTGTTGTTATCTAAGGCTACACCGATTTTAGCTTTTGTTCCTCCCTCATCATCATATAAGTATGTTGTCGGGATATATAAGTTACCGATAGTTGCAAGTTCTAATATATGTGATCTTACATATTTGTTTATCTCCCATCTATCAAATAATGCGTTTATTACCTCAGCTACCTTTGTATTCTTTTCATCCGTTGGAGTCGCCCATATTATTTGCCCTGAGGTATTACTTACTGTGGCATCGGTTGCATAGTAAGAAAGTGCTGTGTCAATTTGTGAGTCTTGTGCAAGTGCTCTCATTGTATCAATTGTTGATTTAATTGTTGAGAAGCTATTGTTCTCACGTATATCTGAGATCTTATATAATGAGCCACTTGTGATTAATGATTTTAGCCATGAATCATGTTGTTTCATTCTATAAGACTTTGGCATTAGATAATCAAGCCATTTATTCTTTGCCATTATTTATCCTCCTATTTGATATCATTATCTATTTCATATTTATTAAAGAATTCTGTTTCTGATAGTACAGGTATTTTATGTTTTAATGCACTTTTAACTGCTACACCATTTACTTGTTCTAATATATCACCTATTAATACACAGTCACAATTTTCATTAAACTCTGATATTTCTACTTTAGCTGAATAGCTTTCTAATATATTTTGTATAGTTGTGTAACTACCGTGTTTAAATGTACCTGTAATGTATATTGTTTTATTACGAAAGATCGGTGCGTTTTCTTTAATAGATGACTCTTCTTGTATTGTTATCTTATTATGATTAATAATGTCCTCAACCTCTTTGATTCTATTACCTGTGTTAATCCATGTAAATAAGTTATGATATATTCTTTTGTTAAGTGTTAGATCATTGTATGCTTTATCTGGATTAGATAGATAATATAAAAGTGTTGGTAGTGAATTATTACATTTATCGCATAATTCTTTTGCATGTTGTAATTTCGGTAGTACATTTATCGGTGTTATTGCATGTAGTAGTGTTGCGAGTGGGGCTGTTATATTATCAATTTTTAATTCTTTGTTATCTAATATATCAATTAATGATATATGTGTGTTTAGTTTAGATAGACGTTTGTAGTCATCTATATCTAATTTCTTTAAGTTTAATGTTTTTAAGAAATGTGATATCCTCGGATATTGTAGTGATGAGCATTTTTCATCATCACACTTTACAATTGAATAATATCCCATCTTTATTAATTTCTTACACGTTGGGCAAACTATTATATCGTCTACAGGTTTACGAACTCTAAGATCATTGTATCTACTATAAATGATTTCATCTATATTTGATTGATCAAATATAATTAATTTGTTTTTAGCTAAGTTATATTTATATAGTAGACTATAATGTGTTGTGTGTACTTGTTGTAAGTATGTTAGGTAGATGTCTGCGTATATTGTTCCGTCATTCGCTACATTTTGTTCTATTTTTTCAATTTTATCTTGGATTAGATTTACGAACTTACGTGTGTAAGATGAACCCATATATGATATAACTGACCCATATATTGTTGTTATATTGTGTCCTGGTACACTTAGTAGTAGACTTCTTAATTTGTTATCATCAAGGTCACTTGGTATTAGTAGTCCAGGGCTCGTGTTAAAATGATTTAATGTTAGCCATTGTTTAACATGCATTTGTGATGGGAATGATGCTGCTCCACTTTCTACTGTGGAAGCTAAGAACTTAAATCTTGCAGGGTGCTTTATAAAGTATTCAGCTAACTCTATTCCTGCACACTCCGGTAACTTACCAATACTATTAATTGGTGTATCTGTATACAATACTCCACTTACTTTTGTTGTACTTCCTGTAAGTAGGATACGTCTTGGAACTATGTTTGATTTTAATACTGTATCAAAGAACTTGCCTTCCATATTATTTGTATCGTTTTCCCCGATGTATCTTGCTACACTTGCTATTGCTCCTTGTACGTTGTATGTTATTTCTATGTGTAATCCTAAGGGTTCAAATAGACAATAACTTCCAGGTCTTAGTAAATTGTTAATATACATTATTTTTCCTCCTCATTCTATCTTCTTCTATTTATATTACTCATCGCTTTAAATGATGAATTTCCTCGTCCACTCCTTGTGTTAACTCTACTCATTGTGTTTGCGAGTGTTGTTGCATGTATTAGGATTGGTGGATTGTCGAGTGATGCATTCCAGCATGCTCCTGCTATTGAGTCTGCAACGTCCTTTGAACCTCCGATAGGGTGATCTACTTTACCTGATAAACTATCTCTTTGTAGATGTATAAGTTCATTTTGGAGTAGGTCTACGTCGAGTAGGTCTATTCTGATTTCTGATAATATTGCTTTGAATGCTATATACCCGTCAGGCGTTCTGTCAAGTGATCTATAGCTTACATCAAACCCCTGATCTTCAAGTAACTGTGCCATGTATTCTGATTGAAACTGGTCTCTACTTATTCCTCTAATATTAAAGCCTTTTGATCTTAGCCATAATAAGAATTGTGTTATCTTTGCGTATGGAATTGTATCACCTCTCGGAGCTTCAAGTGCTATTGAGAATAAGTGTGTGTATATAGGAAATGATGATAGTTTTCCATCAATGCTTTTTATATCTTTACGTCCTGAGATACAAATACACGATATACCAGATCTATCTGTATTCTTTGATAAGTCAAGATGAATATAACATGGATTCTTTATCATCCTCATATCTATATCTTCAATATGAAAGTAATCCTCAATGGCAGTTGTGTCTTTTGTACCTATGCTTAGTATTTCATTGTAGAAAGGATTTCTTCTTTCTTTGTTTATACATGACGTTATTGTGTCTTGTGTAATGAATGATAATGAACCTGGAACTGATATTCCAGCAAGGTCTCTAAGTGCTATATCAAAGTCTGCAAGGAAGTTTGATCTCATATCTACAGGCGGGTTAAGTAATGTGTAGCCCTGTTGTCTTAAGTCTTCAAGTGCTTCTGGAAATGTTTGGTTATCTGGTACAACAAAGCCTCTCTGATGTCTATTACCAACTGCTATATAGAATCTTTCTTTTGAAAATGTTTCAGGAGGTAATACTTCCCATTGTGGCTGATCTATTACATACATATGTGAACCTGCTCCTGAAGCTAATTGTTCTTGTATGTAGCTTTCCATGAAGTCACTGTCTGAGTTTTTAGATGATACTGCGAATATCTTACCATATACCTGTCCATTTAATCTAAATGTACCTTTAACACGGGCTGATACGGTGTTGTATAGGCTTAGCATATGTGCTTTTGCTTTACTTACGTCTTTTACCCCTGCCTTTGCGAAGTTTATTTCGTCGCAATTATGAGCTACAACTCCTCCCCTGCATATGAAATTATGATTAGGTTTAGCTGAGATAACATCATATACTTTAATAGGTTCCTCATATTCTATCTTATTAACTTTTGTTATAGTGAGTACATGTGTATCATTCCAGCATGATAATAATGTATCATTTTCTTTTAGATCTTGTAGCTGTATATATTGTCTAGATGAGTTCATAACCAAGTGTTCTGGTGTACCCTCTAATACACTACCATTATCTAATTCTATTTTTATTGTATGTGTTACGTCTTTTGTGTATATTACTTTACTCTTATAGTATTTGACATAATGTGTATTTTCATCATATTGTCCGAGCATCTCATATTGTCCTGCGAGATCTTCTATTTTCTTATATCCGTCAGGTGTAAGTATTTCTGTATTACCTGTAACACAGAATCCTACGAACACTTGCATCCCTAATGCGTGAGCTGCATCTGAACCGAAATCTATTACAACTTTATCACCCTCTGGGATATAGTAAAAGTCTCTTTCACTCCTTGAGAATTTACCGTGTTCATTGAACCATGGGCTTACTTTTAGTGTATCATTGAATTCTCTAAATGCAACTCCTTTTGCAAGTTCTTTTGTTACGTTAAAGAAGAGGATTGAGAATTTAGATATTTCCTTTTTATTGAAGTAAGCTTGTGGATCTCTAAGACACATTAATCTATATAACATATAAGCTGTTGCTGTTATGGCTGTTGATGATTTACCGATACGTGTTGCTCCTGTAAAGAATACTTCCTCGAATTTGTTACCGTTGTTAAATATTGTATGTAGTTCTTTACGCCAGAACGGATATACTCTTTGTCCTTTGTTATTTGATTTTCCAAGATAATATTCGTCATCTAAGAATGTATCAATATCAACTGGGATTTCTTTATAATCTGCAAGCCATATATCTTGATAGGTTGGTGATTCTCCGGTAGTTGCAAATTCATATAATATTTGTTTTAAGTATTCTTGCTCTTTCTCATTGCACTGTGAGTAGATGTGCTGGATACGTTCTGGGATATCATTGATGTTATTCATTAATGTTCTCCTCCAATAACTCAAGTGCTTGCTGTGCTGAAAGTCTTATTTTATCTCTCGCTGTTTGATCTATTAATTGTGCTGATTCTGATACTGTTATGTTTCTTGGTGCAAGATCACTTAGTTTCATATCAGCTATATTAAGATATGGCTGTAAGAGTTTATGACTTTCTATCATTGTTGTTTGTAATTGGTCTTGTATTTTAAGTAGCATTCCGAGTGATGCTGTATCTGTTATGTCAAGTGTATCTAATTGATAGTCTATGGCTGAATATAGTTTTTCCTCTACCCTGTCCATCATATCAAGGTATTTTATTATTCTAGATACCTGGTGATAGACTCTTAGTACGGTTATATTTTGAAGGGCTTGTGTGGCTGAGGTTGGATCTTCGTTGCAACACAATAAGGATGCACGCATTTTCGCAACATCCTTTCTCTGTTTATCTAGTATTTGATTGTCGTTTGATCTTCCATCCCCGCCAACGGTTTTGACGTTTGTCATGGCCTACCTCCTATTTACTTATTGCTATCTTTTGTAATGTCCATTGATAATACCGCACACCCTGAAATTGTTCTATTTACAATATGATCTGCATCATGGGTTGCGTATGGAGATAATTTAGATATAATTGATACTAAGTCATCTTGTACATCTCTTAATGCATCATTGTAAGATAGTTCTTTGTTTTCTTTATTTAATTGTGACAGATTAGCTACTACTTTATTAGTTGAATGTTTTTTCTGTACTCTCATTTATTTCGCCTCCATGTTTGGTAACTTATATGGAATAGATTCATATTCTTTACTCGCATTATATAATGTTTCAAAGCGTTTCTTAAGTTCTTCATCATCATTAAATTCTGAATTGATGAAACTTCTTAACTTTTCTAATTTCTTTTGTAAGACCTTTGTATCTATAATTGCTTTGTAACATTCAAGCTGTACCTCTGCGATAACTTCTATGCATTCTATATCCCATATATATTTCATTAATTCTTTATATAGTTTATTGTAGTAATGCTGTATGATTAATGCATTCATTTATTAGTCCCTCCTAATTCACTTTCTATTAGTTTGTTAATGTGTAGTGGTGAGAGTTTTATTTTGTTTAATGTCTTACTCACCTCTTCTTCAACTATTATATCTTGCATCATTAAGATGTAGTGTGCGAAGTATTGTTCAAAACTTATTGAAGGTTGTGTAAGAATGTAATCATATATTGTGTCTAGCATTGTATTGCCTTTCAATTTTCATTATTAGTGAATGTAAGTGGGAGGGAGCTTCATGAATTGACTCTGTGTGTTTGATGTATATGTTATAGAAGTGTTGGAGTGCTTCTATGCTGTTTAGTAGTTCATCAATTTTTGGTATTTTTATTGTTTCGCCTCCTGCGTACTTACATAATGTTATAAGTCTTTTATGTCCTATGATTGAGAATAATTCAGGTAACCATTGAAATTCTGGCTCATTGTGGAGTGGAGGCATAAGTTCTAATAGATAGGCGAAGTCTAAATCTTCTTGTAATGATAGGTCATTGTTCATAATATACTTTTCCTCCTTAGTCTATTAAATTATTGTATAAAGACAATTGAATTATCAAATCTTGCAAGTCTATTAAATGTTAGATCAGTATTATCTGTTACACATTTAATTGTGTCATACATTATATCATTTAAGTTGACTGTATCATTATATCTTACCCAGATTTCATTTCCTTTGATTGAGATAAGATTTATGTCCTTTGATGATTGCAATTGTGTCAGTGTTGTTTTTATTGCTGACTCAATTTTGTTTGTTGGTATTTTAGTAGCTGAGTCTAATTCAGGCTCTTCTGCTTTATCTTCCTCAGGTTTATCTAGTTTATCTGAATCTGGATTAGTAGGTTTATTTAGTTTATCATGTTTATGAGGTTTATCTTCCTCAGGCATACCTTCGTCTTCTATATGTTCCTCAGGTACTTCTTCCTCATTTACATCGTCTTTATTGTCCTCACTCTTTAACTCGTCTATAACTTCCTCGTCCACATCATCCCAATCAATATATTCTGATAATTGTTGTACAAGTTCATGATTAATTGGATCTGTGATTGCTGACTTTATTTGATCTCTATGTTTATTTGATCGTATAATGTGTGAGGATAAAATTTTAACTTTCATTTACTCTCTCCTTTACATATTTATAAGTTCTGTTTTGTGGTGTGCCTGCTAATATAAATTCAAAATATAATACTACTCTGTCACTTGTTCTTTCAGGGAAAAATGTTAGTTTATATATATTGTGTCCTATATCTGGTGTTAGTTCATTATAGAGAAAATCGTACCAAATAGATTTGTCTTCATGTGTAAATACTATGCTCATATTTATGTCGAGTTCTTGCTCTTCATATTCTCTATGAATGTCTCTCCCTGTATATACTTTGTGTACTGTTGATAATGTATATGAATTAGCTATTTTCTTTGGTACTCGTATGTGTAAATATTGTGGGTTGTCTGTTGTGTAGAATACTTTTGTGGCTCCTGGAAGCTTATTATGTTCTACAGCATCTAATCCAAAATATGGTAAATCATTCATTAGTTGCCCTCCGTTCTATAATGATGGTAGGACTTTTTAATCATTCTTATAAATATGTTATATCTGCCTACCTCTAATACTACTTCATTGGAATGTATATAAGGTGGCTAGATAGAGAAGAGTTTATGGACTTTTACTACGTTATCGGGTTTATAGCTTTTATTTTTTATTTCTTGTAATATGCTATACATTGTTACAGCACAACGAGCATAGCTTGATTCTTTTAGTTCTTCAAAAGTTGTTCCAAGCGATGTTATATAATCTTCAACTTCTTTTAAGTCCTCAGGCGAAGCTGTATGAATAAAACTTAATCCTGATTTTGATTTTGATGATCTTGCTTTATCTGTTAATGAGATTACACCGTATTTTGGTACAAGTATTTTGTTGTATGCTGCGATATGTCTGTGCGAGATACTATCTGCGGAATATGCAGGTACCTTTGATAGTCCATTTATACTTGTCATTCCATATAAATGTGTTTTGACGTTTGGGTTTGATGATTTTGCTATTATCTCATATACATTCTTCATATATAAGTCTTTTGTCTTTTGTGGTGTATCGTTTGCAGGTGATATTCCTATGTAGTCGATAGGTTCACCATTTTCATCTCTCCACTCTAACATTCGTCTTAAATTATCAAAGTCTTCTCCATAGTGAAATACCGGAGTTAACTTTTTAGGTGATTTAAGTTTAGTTCTCATATATAGATAATTGTCCCAGGACTTTTGTGCAGATTCTACATAGTCTTCATGTGATTTTGGCTGACCAAATTTACCTGGAATTGTATCGACTTGTGCGTATACTGTTAATCTATTGTCTATACTGTTTAAGTATTCAATGTATTCTTCAAGGTCAAGTTTTGCTTTACCTGTGTGAAAACTAAATGCTCCACTATCTACAAATATACTGTTAACGTATCCTTGGTCTTGAAATTCAAATGTCTTTTTGATTGCTCCTCTATCAAGCTGTGATACAAGTACGTCAATTGGTTCAAAGTCTGGCATTTTTGATAACATTTCAAGCATTTGTATACTTACTGCTCCACTAAAATAATATTTTAAACTCATTTATTTATTCCTTTCTTCTATTCCTATATATCTTGTCTTTGTTTTTATTAATCCTGCAAGCCTAAACATATTCAATGTGTCCTCATCTACCTCAGATATGTCTACCTCTTCTACATCTCCATCTTTTGGGAAGAGGTCATTTGCTTGTATGAAACTATTTACAAATGTATTAAGCTGTTCTTCAAGGTAATTTGAATAAAATTCATATTCAAGTAATATCTCAATTTTCTCATACTTTGTACATTCAACTATTATCTGTGTTCTGCTTATATATGGTTTATATAGATTTACATCTTTCCATCTATCGATATTACCAAGAACTTTGTAGATACATTGTAGTAATATCTTTTTATCATATTTTCCTTTATATGTGAATGTTTCCTGTGATCTTTGTTCTGATTGTAATATATCTTTTAGGTCTAAGTTATTTGATTTTAGAATTGCATTTAACTTATTAAGTGCAACATCTTTCTCATTATCTGCTCCTTGCTGGGATAGTTTATATAGTTTATTTAGTTTATTTAATAACTTTTCCTCTATATTCATATAAATTCCTGCTTTCTATAATTATTGTATACATTATATAACGATTTGGTTACTGTGTGTACTTACAGTGTAATATGAAATTTGCAAGTATAATGTGTGAGGCTATATTTAGTTTTTGTAGATTGTCAATATAGTTTATTGCATACATTTTTATTCTAGTATCATTTGTTGTTTGTATTATGTAATTAACTGCAAAAGCTGTATCACATAACTGGTTATTATGTTTAAAGTGACTTAGTTCCCATAATATAGTTGAGATTGGCTTATTTGATTTAAGAAGTTTTTCACATCCCTCATAATGCTGTATTTCATCTTCTGTCATTTCTAATATATTTTTAACATAACTTAATGACGTTGCCCCTTTCCATATAGGGCGAGAATGTAATAAATTATATTTCATACTATCAATGTTTCTTGCATATATCTCAACATCATCCTTAGTGGGCCTACCAATCTCTATTACATTGCTTCTACTTAATATTGTATCAGGTAAATGATGTAAGTTTCTACAAGTTATTATTACATATACGTTTGACTTTGGCTCCTCTAGGAATTTAAGTAATGCGTAGCTTGATGATAGCATTGCTTGATCTAAGTTTTCAAAGCATATAACAACATCATCCTTTATGTCGAATACCTGGTCTATCGCCTCTCTTATATCATTGATTGATGATTTTAGTGTTATAAAGTTTTCACATTCTATTAAGTTTGCATACATTTTAGCTAAGAATGTTTTACCACTTCCCTCACATCCTGTGATTATTATACTTTGGTTTTTAAGCTTGGATGCAAGTTTTAGCTGTTCTATCGCTTTATTTTGAAATTCAAGTATCATTATATCACCTCATAACTCGGAATGTTTTTAAATTGCATTAATGCGAATAAAAAGACAATTTGATCTTTCGCATTAATATTCATTGATCTCAATTTAGATAATGTATTGAATGTGTGTATGAACATATTGTATACATTTTCAAGTGTCCAGTAACTCTTATATTGATTCATATCACTCTTTCCACCATTTAATGATTTTTCAAGATCTAAGAATGATGATAACATTGTGTATAGTATACTATCATAGTCACTATCTTTCTCTAATATATCACATATTAGTTTCATAGACTTTGTCCCGATTGATGCTTTAATAAGTGTTTCAGATATTGATTGTGATTTTCCAAGTATCGTTGATAGTTCAGTGGAAGATAAATTCTGTAATATGTTTTTATCTATCATACTTATAGAGTTACATAATAGTCTTCCTTCATTATAGTCATTACATAAGTGTGTTGCGAGTTTAAGATATTCTTCATTAAGCTCTGGGAAGTCACTTTGTAAATACTTAAATATAAATCTATTATCTACTTTACTTATCATAACTGTGTATTCTGGTAATAGTTTGTCTAGTTTAGTAATGTGTTTATCATTATCATATATCATTATGATTGTTCCAGGAATTTTAGTTGCTTTTATTTTCTGAGCAAGTTTTGCATCAAGTTTTGAAACAAATTCCTCGTCATACCTTATTACATAAAGTGTTTGTGGTCTAGGGATTAATGATTTACTATTTAAACTTGATAGTAATTCAATCATAGACGTAAGTTCTATATACTCTTTGTATATAGGTTTTATCATATCAATGTATTTCATTTTGATTCCATACTCTGGTCCACCGAAGATATATAATGATTTAACTTCTTTTTTGAGTATCTCTGTACCTACATCCTGAATTGATCTCATAATTAGTACCTCCCTATGAATGATTTAAAATTAGATAGTGTTGTGATACCATATTCTATATTATTTCTTTTAAATACTATCATTGTATCTGGGGCTGATAATTTCTTTAATGTGTCATCTAAGTTCACACTTAGGCTTGACTTATTAAATGATAGGCCTGAGATGTCATTCATCTTAACGAGATCATTAAATATCGGTTTTAATAGACATAGTGTACTACTAGAACGTTGAGAACCATTATCGCAAAAGAGTATTGGCGTTTTAAATCTAGATAATGCTTCATTTGAGATCTTGTGCCAATGTTCCCAGTAAAATTTTACATTCTTTGTTTCATTTATATGTGTTTTACATTCTCCAAGCCATTCATCATTAAAGATGTCTCCTGGATATCCATGGCGACTGCCACTACCTGGAACAATATGCCATCCCAGATAGTTTGCAATCATATTTTCTTGTCGAGTTGAGGATTCTTTATTCGTAAGCATTTTCTTCTCCTTCAGGTTCTAATTCATCTCCACTTATATTTGCATTAATAAACTTCTTAATTGTATCAAAGTATTCTTTATTTGTTTGTAAGTATTCATATACTTTGGCCATACCCTGAAGTTTAATGATGTTACCTTCCTCGTCCTCACACGGTTCTTGTGTAACTGGATCACATATTGTAAACCATGAGCCTCCTTTACGAATGAATCCATGTTTTTTAACTGCAAGTTGTGCATAGTCTATATCAATACGTATTCCTGATTGATACATTAAATAATATGATCCGTTACGTCTGTCCCATGGTGCTGATTTTTGTTTTAGTATTTTAGCTGTTACTATACAACCTGACGGATTTTCTGCACTTGCTGGTAATTCATTCCCAAGGAAGTCGATAGGTGTACCGATTTTAAATAACATTCTTAATGAACAATAAAACTTTAATGCCTTTCCTCCTGGAGTCTGTACTACGTATGGGTTGTCCATATTATCTCTTATTTGGTTTATAAGAAGTAATGTACATTCATGTCTTGTTAGAATAGGAATTATTTTTCTACAAAATACTGTTAATAGCCCAGCTAACTGTGCTACTGTCCTTTCACCATATTTCTTTTCAAGTTCTTGTTTTGTTACAAGAGACGGAATACTGTCTAGTACTACTAAGCCAAGTTCTCCTGTTTGTATTAAGTCTTGTACTGTTTCAAGTATATCTTCCGCCGGTACGTTTGGTGGTTGCATTAATTGAATTGTTTCATTGTCAATTCCAAGTGTAGCAGACCATTTTGCATCAAATGTGTGTTCAAGGTCAAGATATAATACTTTCATTGGTCCAAGTTCTTGCAGGTCAGCTAATTGTGCTTTTGCTTCTTTGTTACCTTTTTCAATTTGTTCCATTAATTTGTTTATCTTTTCATCATACTCTTGCTGGAATATTTCTATACTATTTTTTGCAATGTCTACAGCAGTCGTTGATTTACCTCCTCCTGGATTACCACAGAACTCTGTAATTGCGTTTCTTGGAATACCTCCATATGTTGAGTAGTTTAATAATGGACTTGAGAATGGTAACTTTTGTCCTACCTGTTTTTTGAAACCATCCATTAAGTCAGGACAACTCCATGACTTCTTTGTCCTATTAATAATGTTATTAAAATTTGCCATATATACCTCCATATAATAATTATGACCTTGCTGATATACAACAAGGTCTTTCAGTATTTGTTATATACATAATATATAACGATTTTTGTTTTTAGATTACATTTCTCTCAAACACGATTTTTGTTTTTGAGTTTTATTTAATGTATGTTTGTTTAGGTGGTGTGTATTCTGGTAGTTTGTCTATATCTAATTCACCTACGGGCATTAGTTGTTCTGTTGCACGCCTTGCATCCCAGATTTTCTTTGCACCCATTATTAGTTCTCTTGAATATGATAATCTGTTTTCTACTCTTGTAATGATGTTACTTAATATTTTTTGATATAACTCAGAATTTCTTACATCGCTACTACTATTGACAAAAGCTGTAGCACTGCATCCAGCATGTTTTGCTTTATCCTCATACCAATCATTATATTTATCAAGTGCATCCTGTTTTAGATCAGTATGTCTTAGCTTTAATGTTTCAAGTATCATTCTTATATCATTTAGTTTTTCTGATATTTGCATTAAGTCAAGTGGAAGTGAAACTAGTATATATTCAAGATCACTATCTGAGATAGGTTTTTGTTCAGCTAAACTTCTTCCTACCTCTTCCATCTTTGAGAATAATTCTCCGAATACATTGTTATATGTTTTGTCAATAAATGCTATTATATTCTCAGGATCTGAACTATAACTAATATTGTCAAAATCTATCATTATTGTCTCCTTTCTGGCGTACATAAATAAGTTAATGCAATTTCCTCTAAGTACTGTGTTGTTTTTAATTTTTGATTTAATTCAAGTAACTTATTTGCAAGTTGTAAACAGATAACAGAATGAGGAGTTGAATAAGCTGAGATTTTGTCCTCATAGTATACTGGTATCATTGTTTGTTTTATGTCTTTTATGAAGATGTATTTTACAACATTAATAACGAAACTATGGAAGTCGTCAAACCATTTTACAAAATTTACTCCAGAATCATATACTTTTGCTATTATCTCTGTTACTTTTACATTGTCTTTCTTACTATATGCTCTTAATAAGTCGAAGAAGTCATCATAGTGTGGGAGGTTAAGTGCTTTTGCTATATTTTCATCTGTGACGTTTGTATCATATGCTAATACTTTGTCAAGGAGTGTTAAGCTATCACGCATACCCCCTTTTGCAAGTTTTGCAATAAATGAGATAGCTGAGTCTTCATACTTAATATCTCTTCCGTCTTTTATTTCCTGATCTAATACATATTTTAATCTACTTACTATTCCATCCAGGCTTATCTTTGATAGCTGAAATGTTTGTACTCTTGATAGAATTGTTGCTGGTATCTTTTCTGGGTTAGTTGTACATAATACAAATATAGATTTTGCAGGATTTGATTCAAGTGTCTTTAATAGAGCTTGCCATGCACTATTACTGAAAGCATGTACCTCGTCCAGTATGAATACTTTGTATTTGTATCCGACAGGATATGATCTTGCCTGTTCTATTATTTGTCTTACATTGTCAATCCCACCATTTGATGCAGCATCAAGTTCTATGGGCTGTCCTAGTCCTTCATTTAATACATTATCGATTATTCTTGCTGTTGTTGTATTATGTGTTACTGTGTAGTTATCTGTGATGTATGTGTGGTCTGGGTGGTCAAGGTAGATGCACTGACATCTTTCTTTTCCTATATACTTAATATCAATTATTCTTCTATCATTTTTACTGCCAGATAATATTGTTAATGTATATGTGTTATTGTTTTTCATTACATTTGTGTAATATCCGCACGAATTAGCCAGTTCCACTAAACTCTCAATTATGTTTTTGTTATCTATATTTGATAATTTAATTATCTTTTCATCACACTTATAATTCATTTTACATAAATGTTTCATTGCAGATAGTATCTTTTGTCTTGTAGCTAGAGGCGACATTAATACTCTATCTGTTAATCTGTCTTTGTATAGTAGTTTTCTTTCAAGTTTACCATCTATTTCTAAGTCATCTATTTGTACTAAATTATCATATTTACAGTATTTTCTGTATATTATATTAGCTATTGCTTCTGCGTATACTTCTATATTCGGTATATCTTGTATTTCGTGACCATCTAGAACGAATGATGGGATTGTTAATTGAGTTCCTTTGTTGAATAGATCTATTAACTCAAGTGTTGTATAGTTAACTAACTTCTCATCTTTATCTTCTACTACGTTTATATGATTATCTGCAACACGAAAACTACTGTTATCACATAATGTTATTTCATATATGTCTCTTTCGCCCTGAGGATATATGTTTTCTACTCTAGCTATACTGTTAGTATGTGTTAGTACAGCATCTCCTACTCTTATACTTCCCATTGGTTTGTATCCTGTTGGTGTTAGTACTTTGCTGTATAGGGGCTGTGCTTTTCCAGTTCCTGCTGGACCAATTAATAAAAAGTTTCTATTTTCAAGTTTATCTGCTTTACACATCTTTGATAGTATATCTATTACAACAGATTGTTCTGTTACATCTTCAAAACGGGCAGGTCTATATTTGTTAGCTAAGTTTGCCATTCATATACCTCCTTTCTATCTTCCATATTCTTTACATTTTTGATAATATGGGCACATACTAGGTGTGCACCATGAATCACCTTTTGGTAATCCGTCTGGGGCTACACCTGCATCTGCCATTTCTTTTACATATTTCATTCTACTTAATATTTTATCTTTCTCAGCCCTACTTACACTTATTTCAAAAGATTTTAATTCACCATATTGTCTTTCCTGGTATATGAATAGTATTTTATCAAGGTCTAGTATACTTGCATATAATCTTACCTGGTCGATGTGGTGTGGTTTAGGTTCTGTGAGATCTCTCCATGAGGACATTTCTGAGGTTTTGATTTCGAGTAAGTATTTAGTTCCTCTAATCCTCACTATCCCGTCACATGCAAATCTTATCGGTGGATCAAATATGTTTATAAATGATTCTAGTCCATTGTTATCTGATTGTATTTCATATTTGAATGGAAATGTTTGTAGCTCATTAATGTGATCTTCTACACTTATCCAATCTTCTCCTAGACCATCTTTTAAAATAGTTTGTAGTCTTATATGACAAGCTGTACCTACATCTGCTATAAAGTTTAATGTTGTATCAGGTTGTTTTTGACTATCTGGTTCTGTACCTCGTAGTCTAAACCATGATAATCTATCACACCTAAATTGTGATCCAGCAAATGTTTTATGTTTTGGCTTACTTAAAGACTTTTGTAGTTTATCATTAAGTGTGTTATTGTATATATCTAGTATTTCTAGACTTGATGCTGAGTTAAAGTTTATTGAACTTGGTGGCGTCCATTGAGTAAATGCCATATTGTACTCCTATGATTCTTGTTCTTCTGCTCCTGCTACTACTGTTGTTAGATCATTGTCCCATATTATGATAGCTGTGATCTTTCCATCCTGTTCGATAGGAGCTATGTTAATATCTGTATTATCATAGTTGTTGAAAATTTTCTTAATTGTGTCAAGTTTCATTGGTAGTAAGAATCTTGGTAACTGTGAACCAGCTAAGTCAAATACACTGTCAACATTGTTATTTTTTAATGTTAATTTGTTTCCATCAACCTCAAAGTTAATTGTTGTATCTGATCCTGTAGATAATAGTGATGCTTGGCTTAATAGTTTTGTTATTTGTCCATTGTTAACTTTTGCGAAGTCTGTAGGGTGTTCTAATATTCCAAGGATTACATCTGAGTAATATGAACCTACGTCCGGATCTGATTCATACATCGGTGTTATTTGACTTAAGTAAGTAAATGTTTCAGACTTAAATTCTATGATGTAATGAATGTCTGCTTGTGAAATTACAGCGTTTTCTGGTAATGATGTTAATAAGTTGACAATTGTATCTGATAGTAGACATGTATTATTTAAGTTTGCTTTGTTTGAGTGTGTGAATAAACTTATATCAAAGTCACCTGCTAATACGTCTCCTTCACTACCTACCCATAATTTTGTGTATACTGGGTGTATGAAAGCTGTTGAAAGTGCGAACATTTGTCTATCTTTAATGAATGACCAATTACCTCCGTCAATTTTAGTTTTTGGTTGGTCTGGAAGGGCTTCAATTGGATCATCTAATCTAAATTCTGTTACATCTACAATGTTAGGTAATGTAAATGATGATTTCCCTGACGTAATATATAATCCACCCTCTTCAAATGTTAGTGTAATGATATTACTGTCAAGTGAATTTAGTAATTGTTTTAGTAGTAG